CCTTGAGAGGGCCGCCGTCTCCGACCTTACGGTTGAGCTTTGAAAGAACCGTCAGCACCGCCTCGCTTTCGCTTGGCACTACCGACACCACCCCTAGGAAACGCCTTCCTTTTCTCCGAATTGTGGGCTCCAATCCCGGACTCCCCCTACCGATAGAAAGAACGCGTGCGACGCGAGGAATACCGCGTGTGTGCGTGACGTGCGCGTGCGTGCGTGCCCGCGTGTGCGCACACCCCGGGGGGTAACCGGGGGTTCGCGCGTTTTGGGCTTAGGGTTAGGGTGTACCCCCCTTCTCAACTCCCAGCCAAATCACCCCGTTTGAACCCGGGCTCCCGCTGAGAGAATCACCCACGCGCCGCTGGAAGCGGCTAAGCGAACCGGTCACCTGGCATGCGGGGCAGCAGTTGGGGATGTACTACCTCGACGTCTAGGGCCGTCGAGGATCGACATGACCGTTCACTGTCCTAAACGGTCGAGGGTTTCTGGGGGATATCTTAAAGGGGGTTTTCCCAAACCTGTCAAGCATTTTCACTTGAGAGCAATGCTGTGGGATGCTCTGTTTGGGAATGCCCTATCCTGTGAGAGTGAAGGTGGTTGAGAAGGATCTCAGCAAGGACAAGGCGTTCGGGATTGCGTATGACGACCTGAGGTTGATCGAGATCCATGACAAGCAGTGCGAGAGCGAGAGGCTCGATACGCTGATCCACGAGCTACTGCATCTGATGAGACCCTCCTGGAGGGAGAAGGAGGTGATCAGGGTGGCGAACTATCTGAAGAGGCACCTGTGGGCTCAGGGTTATCGCAGGAAGCCGCCTTCTGGCTCTTCTGGTAGCCGGGGAGGGTTTCTATAGGGTGGAGGGCTTCGGTGGGTATCACGTAGCCCTCTGAGCGATCCTTGCCGTACTTCTGGAGGCGTTCCGGTGTCTTGGCCTCGTGGCCGTAGATCCAGCCTCTGATCCAGAAGTCTGGTGAGGTGCCGGTGATGAGAACCCAGATGGCTCGCTCTGAGTCCTGCTTGCGGAGGATCAGGTCGTGGTCGTGTCTGGTTCTGAGCCTGATCTGGAGGCCGGGGAGGTCGTCGTCCTTGAAGGTGTTGATTCCGCCTCCCCAGTAGACGTTCAGGTGTTTGGCCACTGCCATCTCGCCACTGGCCCCCTCGAGGTGGACGTTCCAGGATGCGCCCTCATGGCCGGCGCATTGCTGGAGTCCACGTTTGAGCGATGCAAGCTGGCGTAGCATTCCTACGTACGAGCCTATGGCAGCCTCGTACCATGACAGCTTGACTCTCGCTCCGGTATTCATTGCGCAACGAGCTTAACGTGGTCGAACTCGAACATCCATCTTGCTCCGCTTTCCATCAGCACCTCCACCCGGTCCGGGCGTGAGGCATCTGGTGGCAGGCATTCGCCGTAGCCTCGGTGACGCGTGTTGTCCACATGGACCTTGGTGCCGCTCTTGAAGTGCTGCTGCTTGTAGCGTTTGAGGTTGTCCCGGTGGGTGCGGTAGTCCCTGACCAGATCCATGATGCTGTACTCGGCTGGTTGCGCGCTGCTCATAGTGTGATGGTTTCGTTCCAGAGTTTGATAACCTGCTGGCTCTTCACTAGCTCGTCGGTAGTCAGATAAAATTCACCAGAGATCAAATTCAATCGCTCTGCCACTTTACTACCTACATTGATTATGGTTTGCTGATTCTTTACTAAGACATCCGCCTGCTTCTTGAGCGCCTCGATCTCAAGGATCTTTTTGTAGAGGATATCACGATCATCTTTGGTATACCCCTTCATGTTTTCGATCTGCTTACCAAGTATATCGATCTCCTTTTTTAGTGTATCGATTTTACTACTCTTATCTCCTAACTGCTTACGGAGATTGTCGATGATATCAATGCTCTTATCTATGAATCCCTGACGGTTATCACAGATGTCCTTCAACTCCTTGATAATATTGTTCTTCTTGATCAGAAGCCCGGTATCAGTATTCGCTTCGGCTAAATCCTTTTTCAGCGCCTCGATCTCTTTTTTCAGCGACTCAACCATCTTTGTCCTGTTGTCCACCGACAACTTGAGCGATGCGATCTTTCCATCCTGAGAGGTGATCACCTCTTTGAGAGACTTGATCTCGCTGATCTTGCGCTTGAGCCCCTCGCACAGAAGCTCTTTCTCGCTCTTCAGTTGGGAGATAATTGCACGCAGGGTGCCGCGATCGTCGCTTGGCTGCTGCTTCGCCATCACGTCGATAACCTTCTGCAGATCATCGATCTTCTTATCCTTCTGATCAGCCTGCTTCTCCATGAGGTCGATCATGTCACTTCGCATCTTCGCCTCTCCTGCCCGTTGCTCGGCACGCTTCTCCAACAGGTTGTACCGCTCATTGAGGTCCACGATCTCCTTCCCCCGCTCCGCACACAGCTGGATGACCTGCTTGACGTTGTTGACCAGACTACACGGTTCCGTCTGCTCAAGCCCCCAGTGCCTCAGCGACTCGCAGATCTCGGCGTTCGCTGCCACCAGTTCGTTGTTGTGCTTGTCGCCGTACTCGATCCGCTTCTTGAGCTCCACAATGGTCTCGCGTTGATCAGCGATGATAACGATCTGCTCTTGTAGAGCCTCGATCCGACGATCCTTCCACCACTCCGATCCCAGAGGCTTCGGTGTGCTTGGCGGCACCGGCTCGGATTGGCTCGAGGTTGCCGTCACGGTCACACTCGGCTGCGGTGCTGCGGCGTCGGATTTCTGCTCTTCGCAGCTTGCCAGTAGTTCTTTGCGGGCTTCATGGAATGCTGCCGTGGTCTGGCTGCGGATCATGTTGCTGATCAGGTTCACTTGTTCTCTTGTCATGTGGTCTTCTTTCGGTGTCTGCGGTTGTAGATGGTGATGTCGTTCTTGAGCTTGTATGCCTTGGCGGCGCGGTGTAATTCACCCGCCTCGGCTTTGGTCATAGGGCCGCTGTTGATACCGCCCTGTAGGTATCCGGTGACTCGCTTGCTGTTGAATACGTTCACGTTCCCCTCCTCAGCATCTCTTCGGCAAATTCGTAAGCTCTTTCAGCTTCTTCTTCTGCAGTTCCGTGCGCTGCCGGATGTGACAGCGACCCTTGCAGTGCAGCGGACGCGAACCTGTATCGGAGCGCCTTCTTGATCATGTCATCCAGCCACTGGTCCCCGCTGTCCGGCACGCAGAGGTGGATCGCCGCGTACTGCCGTCCGGTCAGGAGCATGCTGGCCTTGTCGCTCATGTCCTTGATTGATGGAGGCGTCTCGCTCATCGCTCACCTCCCTGCAGGTCGTTCACGGCGTCGAGCGTCTCGTTTACCTTGTGAAGCCATTGCGCGACGTACCGTTCCCGGTTCTTGTCGCGCATCGCCTCGAAGATCGCATTGCGAACAATCGTCAGCAGGCTGGGAATCCACGACTCATTGCGGATTATGATGTTCGAGCCGTTCGTGTGCTCCGACTTGGTGTAGACCTTGAATGCGTCGTCTTTCTCCCAGCACTTGTCGAGATAGCTCAGCTTCTGGTTGAGCTCAGCGTCCGCCTTCTGGTGCAGGAGCGCAGTCAGCTTGTCGGTGGTCAGTTCGCTCACACGACACCTCTGTTCAGGATTTTCTCCAGCTGGCCCAGCGATATGCGGAACCCACATGCCCCCTTGTGCCCACCGCCCTTGTACTTCACGGCGATCAGCGACAGGTCGTGGTGCGTCTTCCCCTCTATGTGGTAGAGGCTCACCAGCACTTGCTTGCCGTCGTAGCGCCACGCGAAGCAGGCGTCGTGTTCAGGCTTGATGCCGCCCTTGAGCAGGTCGCTGTTGCCGCGCTGCCCTATGTTCAGGGCGCAGAAGGTCAGGCCCTCCCACTTGAAGGTGTGGGCGTAGGCCGCGCTGTACTCGTCGGACTGCTTGTCCACATAGGACTTGATGGACTCCCCTGTTTCGATCACAGCTGCCAAATGATGGTCGTCCAAGCCCTCGAATTGAGCCCTTAAAAGCTCCCTGAACTCAGCCTCATCAATCGACCGAAGACCAAACTGGAGAAACTTCCCACTCGGATCGCGGTGGTCCCAGATGTCGTACTCACCGGCGAGGCGGATTAAAGCGGGCTCCTTCACCTTGCGGTCAACGAAGAGCCGCTTGGTCAGTGGCTCGACGCTGTCTTGCTTGGACGGCAGAACGCCCTTGGGGAGTTGCCCCCACGTGAACCACTGCCAGCACAGGCGGCAAGCGGCCACACCATCGATGCGGATGCCTCGGAACGCTCCAGGGTGCGGCTCAGCGTCACTGGGTGTGGCGTCCCACTTCTCAATGGCCGACTTGTGGTGGTCGATCCAGATGATCTTGTCGCGGAGTTCCGGCCGCGCCATGAGTTCGTCAACCGAGAGGTCAACGATGTAGATGGCGTCGTAGTCGGTCCAGTTTTCGACGGTTGGAAGCCGACCACCACCCCCTTCAAGACCGGGTTCGATTGGTGGCAGCACCCCAAGCAAGCTAGGGACTGGCACAGGCCGTCCGTAGTCCCAACCGTAGGAGTGGATGGTGGCGCTGGGATGCACTCGCTTCAGGTGGTAGCGGCAGACCTCGTTCGACAACTTTCCGTCGAAGTCGGCATCGTGGTAGATGATTGCGAATTTCATGGTGCGAAATGGGGATGATCCCGAAACGAATTTCGGGATCATAATGTCAGGCGTTATAGGCCCAATCGTTGGCGAGGAGGTCGGTCTGCGATGCCAGCCACGGCACACGCGATCCGTTGGGGTAGGCCGGGTGGCCCTTGGGGTACTCGATGTAGATGTAGGGCAGCGTCATCTTGCTGTTGGCATCGGGCGTCTGCAGCTGCAGCCACATGCCCTTGCCGTTCCACCCTGATCGGTAGACGGCCTTGCCCTTCTTGAGCCACTCCAATGCTTGTCCGAAGTTCATTCTGCGGTTCCTTTCTTGAGGTTGTTCAGTTCCTGTTTCAGGCGTTCGATCTCGTTCTTGAGCGACTGGACCTCGCTCACCCGCAGGCCCATCGCCTCGTGGACCGTCGGGAAATGTTTAGCGAACTCAGCGCGGATCGCCTCGGCCACCTCGCGGTGCTCCTTCTGGGCGTGCGGTGACGTGCGCTGGTCGAGGTAGTGAATCCACGTCCTCGCGCTGCCCTTCATAAACATCCGCGTCTTGGTGGACAGCGGCAGGACGAAGCGGGCGCTCTCCGGTGCAACACCGCCCTCGATGAGGGTCTCGTAGGCACGCACCGAGTGCTCGACCGCGTGCTTGTAGACAAAGTGCAGGATGTCGTCAGTGGAGATCTCCTCACCGCTACCCTGCCGGTTGCCGCCAGCCGCCTTCATCCGCAACCGGACAGGCTCGATGATGGTCTCCAGCTTCCGCACGTCGGCGTACCGCTGGCTGAACTGCTGGAACCGCGCTGACCAGTGGCGCAGGATCTGCATCGAGATGGAGATGCTGGTCTCGATCTCGACGGTCAGGTCGGCCTGCTCGAACACCGACCAGTGGCCCTCGCGCATGCAGAAGTGCAGCAGCTTCGGCCCGGTCTCGTGGTTGTGCTGGTTGTTCGGGTTTGAGACCCGAGCCTCGTAGACGATGAGCTCGTCTGGTGTGAGCTCGCGACCATTGTCGGTGACGAGCGATTTGGTGACGGCGACAGAGGAGACTTTCATTAGGCGTTCAGGGTAATCTCTTCAGCGGTAGGCCACGCGGTTCCCTCGGCTTTAGCCCAGAAGTTCTTGGCGATCTCCTCGTTGCCACCAGCCAGACGCAGGTACTCGGCCTTGCGCTCAGCGCGAACCTTGGCGTTGTACGCTTGCTGACGCACCGCACTGAACTTCTCAAGACACTCTTCGCTCACCTTGTCGAACTCGGTGGTGTCGTCGAAGTATTCCATGAACTTCGCCACCTTGGTCTCGTGCTTGCTCACGCCGACGAAGACGGTCTCGACGTTCACTTCCGAATTAACGATCTTCAGGTTGTCGTCCTTGTAGCCGACCTTCTCGATCTTCACCAAACCCTCCAAAGCAGCGATAGCCTTGGCCTCGTCGAGCCACGCGAAGTCGGTGGCGTACCACCCCTGACGCAGACGGAAGACTTTGACTGCCTCTGCTGGTTTTTGGTAGCCGCGCCACTCACTGCGACGTAGTGCTTCGGAGAGCGTGATTGGGGGTTTGATGCCTCGATCGATGGCCTCAAGACGGATCGCGTCGTTGAGCTCTTCGTTGGTCAGATCGAGTGTCTCGTTTCTGGTGAGTTGACTGAATGGTTTCATGTTGCGGGAACAGGTGTAATACACCCGATATCCCGAGTCAAGAGGCCTGATTGCGTTTTTTTCGGGGAATCGCAACGAACAGGACGCATACACCCAGCGAGAGGGCGATCGGCCACGTCGCGAGGATGAAGAGGCCGAGGCCGTAGGCCATGCACCAGAGCTCGAGGGCGATTTTCTTGATGAAATCCATAGACTGAGAATCTCAAGCCGTCACTCGCAAGACCACACTTCGTTCGAGAGTTTGAGCCCTGTCGGCCACTGGGGCTCCACAAACGACTTCTCCATGAAGAGCACCTTGTCGGTCGGCTGGATCGTCAACCTCCCGTTGTAGAGCTTGATGAACATGAACTCCTTGGCCTGTGATGGGTGCCGAGAAAACCCGTCGTCGATGGGCGCTGCCGTGAAGATGTACTCACCGTCCAGCGTATTGACGCCGCATTTCGCTGAGCACTCAACCCCACGCAGGTAAGTGTACTCGATGGTGGAGAAATCTCGTCCGTAGCAGTCCCATCGCTGAGCTTGCTGCGGAGTCCAGATCGCATCTGGCTTCTCGTTGAAGGCCATCAGGTGCGGCGGGATCGATCTGTAGACCGCCCCGCATTCCAGCATGACCGTGCATCCCCACATTCGGCCCGGTATCGAGACCAGACCGAACCAGACGCATGGCACGAACCCTTCACCGTTGCTGATGGCCGCTGCATCAACGTAGCAGTATTGGTGGTGCGGCAGTTGTCCTGACTGATGGTAGCTCAATCGATGTCCTCCTTCTTGGTTAAACCCACTCGGGCATCGCTTTCTTCAGCGCGGCAAGGGTGCAGTCTGTGCCGTCAGCGAGGTTGCGGTGCTGGTTAAGGGTGCTGAGGATGGCGGTCTCCAGCGCCCTGTTCCTATCCAGCAGCCTGTTGAGCTCCTTCACGATGGAAGTCGGTTTGGTGTCAGAAAGGATGGACAACTCAGGGGTGCCAATCAGGAAGCCGTGTCTCGGAGGAATGTTTGGAAGTCGCTCGATGACATATCGCCTCACAGCTTGGCCTCCTTGACTCCCATGTAGGTCTTCCATTTCTTTGTGCGGATGCAGGCCAAACAATCTGTGTCTCTGGCATCATACCCTGCAATGGCAGTAGAACTGACCAGACCACATGCAATGCGTCCGCTGTTAACGCGAAAGTGGGTTGGTCTGCCCAATCTGATGTCATATCTCACATATTTCACAGCTTGGCCTCCTTGACTTTGAACCAGTTCTCGGATGCGCTTTGGCAAGCCCGACAAGGCCCACCGCATCCACACCCACATCCCAGTCGTTCTTCGACTGCATCCCCAGCCTCCTCCAGCCGCTTGATGCGTTCTTGCTGTTCCTCCAGACGCTGCGCTGCCTCAGCAATCGCAGCGTTAGCAACGCCGTCCTCTGACTCGATGTCGTTGGCGAGCGTACGTATCGCCGCTACCAGTGTTTCGATGGGGGTTGTCATTTCACCTCCTGCCGCTTGATGAACTCATCCAGAGCTACATCTGCTATGTACTGGAGCTTGTAGCCGGTCTTCTGAGCGAACGCCTTGAAACGTGCGTGAGTCTCAGGTGAGACAAGCAACACCTTGTACGGGTCTCGCTCCCTGAGCGTCTTGACGGTGGCCTTCTTCGGTTCTGGAGGCTTGGTTTTGATTGGCATGGTTATCCCCCGTAGCTCTTGATCTCGTCATTCATCGAGGAGATCTGCGACTTCAGTTCTTCGATCTCGCCTTCAAGGTCTTTGGTCTTGTCTTTCAGCGCCTCGATCTCCTTGTCCTTCTCGTCGATGACATCATCGAGTCTGGTGACAACCTCGATGAGGGACTGGATCTTCCCGATGATGACGCTCTCTGCGTCGTTAATGACGCGGTCCTCGTGTGCGGTGGTGTTGGTTGGCATGGTTACTGGTCCTTGTAGTTGCGGTTGATGATCTTGAATCCGAGTGGTCGTCCGATGCCCATGGCTTCTCCATCGATCGGGCGAACAACGATTCCCTCGGCAGGCTTGCCGTCAGGCAGCGTCACGATGTCGGCGACGCTTTGCAGGTGCTCAATGGTTTCATCGAGAGTAACGGTAACTACAGGAACCCATTTGCACTGGAACTTGTCTCGGCACACCTGAGCCATATCGATGTATCGAAGCCATTTGCCATTGGTGAGATCACGGATCTGGTAGACGACGAGCGTAGGCTCAGTGAGCTTCAACTGGTTCCCCTGCACACCCGGCCCCATCAACTCGCCTTGGATGACGCAGTTGGCACCCGGCGGGATGGTCAGCTTCCTCGCAGCAATCCAAAACCCGTTCGAGGCTGATTCCTTGAGCGACAGGTTGCGGCTACAGACGTGCGTGATGTTACCATCGACAACCACGATGGTGCATGAAGAACCGTCCAGCTTCAGCGTGGCGACGCACGGCTTCGACAGCGTGTGCTTCACGATATCAGGATGGCTCAGGCCATTGTCCTCGTCGGTCTTCGGGGCGTAGGAGGTTGGGAAAGCTCCAGCCACCTCACCGGACAGGCACGCCGGGATCTCCTTCTCGTACTTCTTGATACCCAGTTCGCCGCCCACGTCAGCGCCCTCCTGCCAGCCACGGACGTGCTCAGGAAGTATCGAGAGCGGCTGGACAAGTCCCTGACTGTACTCACCGCGCAGGCGGATCGTGTTGAGCCGAATCGGCTTGTCGCCCTTCTTCAGGAACGCCGACCACTCGGCATCGGGCAAGATGGTGTCGATGGGGATGAAAACGACGGACTCACCGGCCTTGAACTCGCCCTTGCGGACGATGATCTGCCACCCGAGAACCTTGGCGATTTCGAGCGAGTCTGCGTTGCTGTGAGGAACGATGTCCTTGATGACTTCGATGCTGGCTAGTTTCATGTGGTTTCTTGGTGTGTTTCGATGCTGTTAGTTCTGACCGAACTCAGCGTTTTCTGATCCGGCAATCTGTTTGGCCTTTTCCCTGACGATCTCTTTCTGCATTCGCACCCATTCATCAATCTGACCAATGCGGGCATAGAAGTTCCCTGTGCCCATTGCGATGTGGGTCGTCTCTCCAGTGTCTGGATTGTGCGAATTGGTAAACACCTGGATGGTATCGAACCTATCCGAGATGCTCTCGATCAGGCTCTGAATCAGTTCCGACTCTTCTTGGTATTTCTCGTCCATTTTGTTTGCTCCCTTTTGTGACCGTTCATAATGCTGCTGATGTAGCTCTGTGCGACTCCGTACTTGGCTGATAGATCCTTGAGCAACACACCCTTCTTGCGCTCTGCAACGATTGCCCGGATTTTCTCCTCGCTGTGAACACATGGCCAATGCGAGTCCCCGCGTGTGTAGATGTCCTTGGTTGGCAGCTTCTCGAGATACTTGATCCTGTAGAATGTTCTCGTTGAGATGTGCCACTTGCTCGTGATCTCGGCCACGGTGCAGCCCCTCTTCAAATCGTTGATGACACCCTTGATGTCATCCAACGGTAGACGAATCGGCTTACTGCTTATCATCGTCTTTGAATGTAAAGTACTCAGTGAGCTCCCGCATGACTGCCATGTGGATGTTCTCAGTGAGGTTCTCAACAGTTCTCGGCTGGACTGACGGCGCAGCACTCTCGGTGTTGCGGATTCCTTGACCAACTCCGTCAAGGACTAGGCGACTGATAATTGCGTACAGGTTTGGTTTCATGGTGTTGATGGTGTTAGGAGGAGAGCCCCCCAGTGCCATCGCGCACCAGGGGGCATAGACCACACGGGCCGGATTGATTCGATCATCCCACTCGGGAGTCGATCCGAACTCGCGACTTTCGGGCGGGGCAAACCGCCCAAAAACTATTTCTCGATGCGAACCCCTTGTCCGTTGCCGTCGATCACCTCGACTGCTCGGATGTTTTTGAGGTTCGTGAAAATTGTATCTGCCAGTTTATGGATTGGCAGACCGGTTGACATGATCGCGTGACCGACCACGTCATTGTATTCGTACTCCTTGAGGAGCCCCGTCTCCGACCGCCAAACCGTCACGGTGCGACCACCTGTAAGGGAAAGACGGGTCACGCTGGAGATTGTCTTGCTCATTTCAGGCGCATCTCCAACTGGCCGATGGCATGATGCCAGGTCTCATCAAGGCTGATACGCTCAACCTTGCGGCTGTACTTCTGCCTGAAGCAGATCATGCCTTTTTCGACCCACGCCGTAACGCGGAGACCACCGACTTGGAGCGTGCCGATTTGACGCTTTGCTGCGACTCGTCGGCTTGGAACAGGCGATGCCTGACGTACTGGGATCGAGTCATCTGCTTGGAGGCGGAAGACTTGTCCAGTTCCTTCAATTGAGGCTTGGAGATCCATACTGCTAGTAGTGCTTGAGATTTTCCCCGTTGGTTAGGCATCTTCGTTTCGGAAGGTGTCTTACACCGAGGCGTGATTGTCAAATCTGAATTGGTCATTGGCTCGGCTGGAGCGGCTTAAATTTCGCGAGAAACTCAGCCTCAGTGCGCACATAAAACCGCAGTCTCTTGGTGTAGATGACGCATGGCTGACGAACCTCGCCAATCCTAAACTCCGCATCCGGACACACGACTTCGACCACGGTGTTTTGGTTGTGGACACTCTGGTACTTGTCTCCTGGATTCATACGATGCACTTCTGGACTCCGAGTTTCTCGAGCGCCTTGATGATGCACACTCCGCACCACTTGCCGGCGATTCCGTGAAGGTCGACCCCGTTGTTCGGCGTCGTGTTGATGACCGGCATTGAACCTCCGTGAATCGGGCAGTGCGGAGGATCGAACTGCTCCAGCTTGGAAACATCGATTTTCTTCTCTGGTTGGTTAGCCATGTGGAAAAGGTGTAATACACCCAAAGCGTCATGTCAAGGACACGAATTGCATCAGGGCAGATCGGAGGTCAGGCCCGGTGTAGGACGGGCTTTTCATCAGCTTCCCGTCCTGATTCTTGATGCGGTAGCACCGGTCACTGGTCACGCCTGCTACCTTGGTCTCGGTCCACTTCAAGCTCTCGATTTTCAACTGGTTGTCATGCACCTCGGGCAGCGTCCACAGTTTGGTGTCGTTGCTGGTACACACAGCGCCTAGCGCATCCCAGAAGCGCACGGAGTAGTAGGTGGAGAGCGCGATCAGATCCAGCAACACCGCCTTGGCGTCAGAGGCCTGCAGCCTGTCCGTGTCCTCCACCCCTTTAATGAACAGGCCGATACGCCCCTCCAGAGCGAGCACGTTCATGTCGGTTGACCTCGAGAACGAGATGTTGTCGAGCATGACGCCGTAGGCGTTAAGAAGACCCAGAATCGTGAAAGCCACGTCACCGATATCATCGGCGACATTTTCTCGGATGTTGTCGATCTTCTTGGTGATACCCTCCTCGAATAGTGCTGGAACCGAACTGAGCAGTTCGTTGTAGGTGGCGGCGTGGATGATGTACTCGTCATACCACTCGGACTTTACGAACCCCAGCTGCCTCTTGCAGAACTCGGGATCACGTTGCGTTGGTGTCTTCGTAACGGGCTGGGCTGCGACATCGCGCTGCCAGTTGAAGACGCGCTCTTGGTAGGATCTGATTTTCATTCGTCGAATAGTGATGTTGGATCGAATCGTGTGAGCTCTGGCCTGAAGCTGAACGGGATATCCACCCCTGCCTGACCCGCCCGTTGCTTGGCGATGAACAGGTTGATTCTCCTCGGTCCAGATTGGGCAGCCTCTGAGTCTTGTTGCTCAGCGGGGTAGAGCATTCCGACAAGGTCGGCATCTTGCTCAATGGCACCTGACTCGCGCAGATCGCTGAGCCGGGGTTTTCGGTTTCCATCACGCTCAATGGCGCGGTTCAGCTGGGCCAGAAGAACGATCGGTATCTTAAGTTCTTTGGCCAGCAGCTTCATGTTGCGGCTGATCGCATCGATCTGCTCGCGTCTTTCCTTGCCCTCAGAGGCCGTGATCAACTGCAGGTAGTCGATGGCAAGCACCTTCAATCCTGAAGATCGAACCCAACGACGCGCCTTGGCAGCGATGCTCTGAGCGGTCTGATTGGGCTTGTCGTTGACCATGATCTTGTGCTTGGCCAGTCGGGCAGTAGCTGTTGTCAACTTCCTGAGCTCACCCTCATTCGGTTGATTGCGTTGATCGTACTTGCCGACATCCACCTGAGACTCAATTGCAAGCATGCGCATGCCGACCTCTTCGGCGCTCATCTCCAGGCTCACGAAACCAGTCTGCACACCACTGGAGCAGAGTGAGGTCAAAAGACTCAAGGTGAACGCCGTCTTGCCGGCACCCGGGCGACCAGCAACCACGAACACCTGACCCGGACGCAATCCTCCCCTGAGGATTCTGTCCATGAAGGTCCACCCAGTTGGGATGGCGTCGCTCTTGCCGGCACAACGCTCCTGAATGAGGTCGATGGCCGAAGTGGCTATCTGCTTGGCGGTGAAGTCGCTGTCAACGGAGTGCTCATTCCTGATCCCCATCAGTTTGGCTTCAAAACTGTCCAGCACCATGTCCACCTTGGCAGCCCCGGAATAGGCCGTGTTGATGGCCTCTTGCGAGATCTCAATGAGCTTTCTGGCCCGCTGTTTGTCCCGTGCAATGTCCAGATAGTAGGGGAGGTTTGATGCGCTCGGGACAGCGTCCATCGCCTCGGACACGAACGCAATCCCGCCGACACGGTTGAACGAGTCGCCCTTGAGCCGGTTCGCGATCGTGACCATATCGATCGGAATGCGGTCGTCCCGCATCTTGATGATGATCTCCCACAGGTCATGGCATCGAACATCGTAGAACCAGTCCGCCTTGATGCCGCCGTTTATCGCGTCATCGATGGCGTTGTTGTTCAGCAAACAACACCCTATCACGCCAACTTCGGCTTCTTGTGAGAAAGGAGGCTCCCTCACTTGGCACCCCCGACCGCGGCCTTGAGCTCGAAGTACCGCTTCTTCATGGCTTCAAACTCCTGCTTCTGCGCTTCGGTCACCAGATCTCCGAACATCGCCTCGTGCCGTGGGTTCGCTACGTGCGCAGAAAGCCGCTCCACGAGGTTTTTAAGCTCATCTGGGGTGGAGACAGCGGACTTGCCATCAGGACGCGCTGTAGGGGCTGTAGCGCCCCAATGGTTCATCAAGGCCATCGGAGTCAGCACAGCATCGCGGAAGACGCGCCGATAGCCAGCGACGTGAGCATCGATCATCTCCTTGGTCAGGCTAGGCTCAGCCTTCTTGATTCCAGCCAGAGCAACCCCAACCCGCTTCCACTCGCCCTCGGTCATGCGTGTCACGTCCGATCCGCAAGCCTTGGCCAGATGGTCCGCAAGCTCGTTCCTTGGGCGCTCTTTCGCGGCACCGCCGCTCTCTTTCTTATGGTCTTCTTCTATAGTATTATTAGGTGACGGCTTTCCAGTTACTGGAAACCCGCACTGGTTTTCCGCGCATAAAGGGGTGTTTTGAGCGGATTTCCAGTCAACGGATGGAGTGTCAGTGAATGTCCAAATCCTCTTGGAAAACCTCCCGTCAGCGGCCGTGTCTGTTTCCTCAAGGGATGCGTACCCAAGCTCTTTGAGCTCATTGAACACGGCCGCGATGGCATCACGCCCCTCGCAGCAATGCTCAGTTACCCACGCTTTGGTAACGACCCATTCGTCCATATTCGACAGGATCATGCACAGAAGCCCCTTGGCGCGAAGTGACATCTTGGAGCGCAGCAGCGAGTTGGGGATGATGGTGAAGCCGCCCTCCCGGCGCTGCACCCTGATGATTGTTTTCATCGGTCGGTGAAAAAGCCCGTTTCAGTAAACTGGAAAAAAGAACCCCACGTAGTCCAAGGGGGAGAGATCGCTGGGGCGGATCAGCGAAACCTCGGAAAACGTGGGGCAAAAAACTGTGATTGAACCGCGCCTACTAAACATCCTCGACTCTCCTCTCACCGATCGCCGAGGACGCTGAACTTGTAATACACCGCAGACAACCTGTCAACAGTGTCTTCGGCCGTACTCCCAGATCAGGAGGGAGTCGGATGTCTTGAGCGTGATCGGAATGCCTGGAAATAGCTCCTGGGCGCGGCCCTTGAGCTTGTTCTTCCACTCTGTCTTCGAGAGCCCCTTGGAGTTTCCAAGGCCGAGTTCCTTCTGCCACGTTTGCGGAGGGACGCGCTCGATGCGGTAGCCCAGAGCCATGGCGGCACCAAGGACGATACCGAAATTCTCAAACATCACTGCAGCCATTGAGCCGGGGATTCCCTTCCCGCCGCCCATTGGAACAAACCGCGGAAGCTGCTCGATGTGAAGAACAGTGTATCCCTTCAGCACCAGATCGCTCAAGAGCTTGACCGTATCAGTCGGCTCCTGAGGCATTGGCACTGCGGTCATCGGTCCATCGCCGTTTTTCCATGCAATGCCTCCTGAGGCACCCGGGTCGATGGCAATGTGCCAGTAGTCACTTGGTGGGTTGATCATCGGAGAATGCTTCGGGTGGATAGCTGATGAGACCTAATTTCACCATGCGCTGCATCATGGGCCAGTTTGGACCACGGCGCGGATCGGCGTTGCACTTGGGTGCGTACCAAAGTTTACGGGCGCACTCAACGCAGGTTGGCCTGCCCGACCAGAAGTTCTTGGTCGGCTGAGTGCGCCCGCATCTGATGCAGGTTTTCGTTAACTCTTCTTTTTGGCCCATTCAGGAATGGATACACGACCGCGCACGCCATTTAGAGGACGCTCCCAGACATCAGTCTTGAAGCACTCTGCGAGAGTTTCTAGGTGTCGCTTGTTGATGTCGCGTCCGGCCTCGATCGAGTCCTCATCGAGCTCGAGTGTAATGCACACGTATGGCGGCAACTTCTCCGCCACAACGAAGACCCACCGACTCTTCTTCACATCAGCGGTGAACGGATCGTCGGTCGCCGTCAGCATGTTGTACAGATCGATGTACCACGCAGCCTGTTGAGCGTAGCCCCACTTCTTGATGGAGTAGGAGAAGTCGTCAGGATTTGCGTAGCCTCGATCTACGGTCTTGAGGTCGGCGATCACCTCGGCATTTTTGCTCTTCGGGTCACAGATGATATCGGCCTTGCCCTTGATGCGAATCTTGCGCCCGTTGACCATAATGGTCTTGAACATGGCAACCTCTTTCATCGCGCCACTCATCAGCTGCATGGCGTCAGGATTCAACTGAACACCACCAGTGATGCCACTGATCTGAGCGGCCTCATCCTGAGAGAGCATGGTTTTGTGTCCGTGCTCCTTGTTCCAGTCTTCCCACCACTTGATTGCAGCGATCGTTTCGTCGCTTGGCTTCTTGGCGTTGATCTGCGCCGACGTTGGTTTCCTTGGAGCATCGACTGGCTCAAGAACTATCCGTTTGGCGTATTCTTCCGCCTCAAGAACCGACAGGTGAGTCAGAGTTCCAATGTACTGAGCGCCCGTCTGCTCAGCACGGTATCCTCCGAACTTCTTGGAGTAGAAGTGGGCAGGCGAAATGGACATCTCCTTTAGGTCAGAGATGGCGATTGCTGGGTCGCGCCGGTACACCGTTTCATCTAGCAGATGATGGATTCCATCTGGGACAAGAGTCGGCTCCGGAAACGGAACAACAGCTTCGGTAGATTGAGTTTCCATGGTTCAGTTCAATCAACGTGTCAGGCCGTGGCCTTGGCGAGGAATGCGGCCGTGTTTGACAGGATCTTCTCGGCGTTGGTTACAGACAGATCCCGGAATGTTTGACCTTCTTTGATCCACCCAAGCGTGACGAGGAACGTGTTGGCCTTGGGTTCATTAGCGCCGATGACAGCGGTCAACTGCGTCTTCCATAACGGCTCACCACCAGACAGACGCCACGCTTCAAGCTGCGCACCGGTCTCCTCGGTAATCTGGAAGATCTTGTCGACGAAGAGGCCAGAGCGGTCCTTGCTGACAGCGGCTTGATGATTCAGAGCCACGTCGAACACGGTGGTGAACTCGTATTCGATTCCGTCGCGCATAATCGGGGCGAGGCCGACCTTCTTGATCTGTGTCTTGCCGCGATCGTCCTTCTCCTGAACGTAGTCCATCTTGGAGCGCATGCAGCAGATGACGTGGGCAGGAGACTGCAGCACGGCCTTGACGATTCCGCCGAACTTGTCGCCGGCAATCTTCCAGTTGGTGTAGGAGTTTCCTCCGCGCTGATCGAGCTTGTCTTTGTAGTCGAGGATCCCCTCCCAGAAGTGCGACGCGCTATCGATGACGATGGCACCGTACCCAGCTTCGACAGCCGCGTTGACCCCATCGACGAACTTCTCGTTGTCGAACGGAGGAGCAATATCGAGCGTGTCAAAATCGAAGCGGTCAGCGTACAGGGACGCAGAACGATTCTCGGTATCGATGAGCGCGATCTTGCCGCTGGGTCCAACAAGACCCCGAGCGAGTCGCAGCGACGAGTAGGTTTTTCCGGAGCCGGACGGACCAGTGACCGCGAGTTTTAGGAAGACCTTCTCGCGGGTTGCTTTGCGAAACAGTGGTGTAGACATGGTTTTGAATGACTTGGCTTAATGCCAAGCCGAGAGTAGGTGTAAAACACCATGAGTCAACACCTATCGGGTCTGGAGATACGCGTCGCCAGCGGCAGCGAATCGGCCGACCCGATCCCACAGCACATCAAGCGACGAGTCGTTGATGATGGTGTCGTGGATCGCGCCTCCGTCGTAGAGCTCCTGGAGTCGGGTTCTCTCCCAGTCGGTTGCGGGCTCCACTCCGGGGCGTCGGATTCTCAGGATAATGCCGCCTCGCTTAATCCATTCTTTGGCCTCACGCAGGCGAACCAGCCGGGTGTTCACGGCGTAGTTTGGAAGAGAGTCGAAGAACTCCTTCATCACCCCGTCGTAGTTTACCTCGCCCCACTGTTCCAAGATCGGGCGGATCTGCTTCTTTTGGGTGTCGTTCTCAGTGAATGCCGAGAACCCAAGATGCTGCTGCACCAGCGAGTCGATCTGGTGCTTGATGATGTCACCGAACGCAATGCGCTTCCATCCGAGGTTGATGAGCCTCGTCGCGGCGGCGTCCTTACCTTCACGGGCGTAACCCGCGAACGCAATCAGGTTAGCCATGTGATGTTCAGTTCTGGAACTTCAGGGGAGTCTGGAAGTCGATGGTGAACACCGACGCATTGGAGGAAACGGTGCCGTCGAAGTTGATGTACGCCAGCAACGAGCTTGTGGCCGGATTGCCAGTGGGGAGATAGATGATCGCGCCTTTAGCCGTGATAGTCGAACCGCCAGCGCCAAGACCCCACTGCACGTCGTTGATTTCGACCTGCACAAAATTCCCAACCTGATTGGTGGTGGTCGTAATGTTTCCGAGAGTCTTGCCACCAGTGTCATATCCGGACCCAGAGGCTTCCACAGCGCCAGCCGCAATTGCATCGCTCAGATATACGTGAGCCTTGGAGTGCGTGTAGCTCGAGCCCGATCCGAGAAGAAGCACCTTGTAAGGAGGTGTTGACCCGGAGGGAGTGGTGGCGAGAGTCATGGTCCCGGAGATGATCTGCTCCAGAGCCTTGTTGTAGATGGTGGTCGTAGCCATAAATCGTTTGGTGCCTACACGGTTTCCGTGTGAGGCGAAAGTCGGAGTCGTTTAGTCGCGGTACTTCGAGGTCTTGCTTGCGATCGATCTTGGTTGGCGGACGAACTGTTTTCCAGCCCTCATGCCAGCACGCTTCTTGGCGCTCGTCGCAGAATACTCCGAGTCGCTCAACGCCTCTCGAGCTTTTCTTGGCAGGTATCGCTCTCCTGTGGCACCACGGCCGACGACGGAGTTTTTGCCGCTCTTGGTCCCCCAATCTTCACGGGTCCATTTGGACAGGCTGTTCGACGGAGACTTGGAACCCTTGTATGAGCCGCCGCGATCCTTGTAACGGCTCACTGCAATCTGAGCCTTGCGGGCGCTCCACTGTCCGGACCTGCCGCCTTTCGACGACGCCTTCACCTCGCGGACAATCCGGTTCCAGAGAGACGGGTTGGACTTGGATGCAACTTTCACCAGAGAATCCTTCTCGCCCAGTAGTTCGCGGAGAACTTGTCGTTCTTGGTCAACTCGCCGCTCTTGTTGCGGATACCCCCTGATCGAGCGAGATAGTTGGCCCTGCGCTTGGGATTCTTGTGCTTTGTGAAGTCGCTGTATCCACGGTGGCCAAACGGGACGACCTTGACCTTGTTACCCTTTTTGGCGAGCACTCGTTTCTTGTTGGTGTCTCCAGCAGGGGCGGCCTTGGGCTTGTTGAAGCCGGGGAACCGCTCGCCACGATAGATGACGCCACCGGACGGAAGACGTTTGACACCCTTGATTGCTGGCATGGTTCAGTTCTCCTTGATTTCAACAGTATCGGCCCCGCCGTTGCCGGCGTTAACCATCACGTTGACCTGTGTTGGGCCAACCTGAGCACGCGGAGCGAATCCTGGCAATACAACCATGGCCTCAGCTTTGGCGGTCTCAGCCGCCTGCTGGGCCGACTTGATCAGAAGTTCGGCCGCCTTGTTGGATTCGCTGATCAGTGATGCGTGGACCTTCATTACCCCAATCATCGATTCTGGATGAGGGAACTCACGGTTCTCGATCGCAGACTCACAGAAGTCCATCGCCCTGTCAGTGCGCGCCAGATTCATGGCGAGGCGCGATCTTCCAAGATGGATTGCGCCAACCTGAGATACGAACTCACCAAAGATTCCAGCGGCCTTCAGCTGCTTGGCGTCAATGATATTGAACCCCGCCTCGCGCGCGGCCTTCTCGGCAACCGCCATAGAGATCGGAGGCTTGCCGCCCACTGGGCGTGCTGGCTGAGTAGCGGAATCGTTTTGTTCAGCTGGGATTGGTGTCATTGATCCAGGTTTTCTTGAGATTCATTTCCACAAGCCAGCACTCCTTGTCCTGTAACTTGGCAGCGAGGGGTATGTAACACCAGCACCCCACTGTCGTGCGCCCCCCATCCAGTTGTTTGATCGTTTCCCCGTGGTGTCCGCACGTCATCATCCGCTTGTTGTAAATCGGACATTTTGAACAGGCGCGCAGCCTTTTCCTCCAAGTACCCAGCGGAGTCCTCGATCCCGAGGAAATCATCAACGCTGCTGTCGCTGCCCTCGTCGCATTCAAGAACCGGGGCAGTGCCAAGGATAGTGGGAGATGCTTGAACAAACTGCATACCCCGCTGACCACGACGCCAGAGTACTCGGCAAGTCGGTGCAGTTTCTTTTTGAATGTGAGCAGAGAGGATCTCATAAACTGTCTCTTCAATCTGTGAAACACGGTTCGCCCAGCGTTTGACGTATGGTATTGGGCCAAGTTTGGCAGCCGCCTTCCCTTCTACATCGTCGCATGTCTTTTCCCAGTCTGAGTCGTGCAACACTTCAACAGTCCAGGAGAAAAGGGGGTTTCCACGACGTATGTGACACTCAGTTAATTCAGACAATCTCACGATCCTCGATGCGGCCGTGAATGCCATAGACAGCAACCGTTTGGGTTCTCGGACCATGAGAGCCTTACGGAGCGTAGGATAACGTGCGAGCACGATCTCCTTCCAGTTGCGCCGGTAAGGAACCGCAGCCAACCGGATTGACCCAAGATTCAGCGTGTTGCCAGCAAGCAGCCATCCCGGAACCGATTGAACAATTGCTAAATATGAGACGATTAGTAGTTCCTTACTAACACCAGAAGTTGACGCAACGTGATCAATAAACAGGTCGGATGAATGGGTCTTCTTCGGCTGCTTCGGTTGCTTGACCTGCTCAGGTTCAAGCGTCGGCCGCTTTGCCTGGCACCCGTCCCAGATGTAGTAAAATTCTGGCGTGATGCCCCCAGCTTTGGAGGCAACATGAGTGAACGAGCTAACCTCGAGGAGCCAGCCAGACTTCAGAGCGGTCGCGCCCCTGTGCGTCAGAACCCGCTCCAGTTCACCAGACTGAGCAAAACCAAGCGGCACTGCCGGGATGACGTGGACGTAACCAGCATCGTCCATAACGCAGTGATGGCACTTGACGGGTATGGACCAGCCAGAGTCGCCGACCACCCACAGTTCAATGTCTCGATCGTTGCAGTAGGTGAGCTTCATTGGGTGAAAACAACTGTCGGCTTCTTGGACACTGTAATGGCCCGTCGTTCTACATCCATGGGCGTCTCGCTGATGAGCATGTAGGTGAGAGCATCGAAGATGTGCTTGTTCTTGTCTCCATCGCGAATTGGCTCAGCCCGGTTTGGACCTGGCTTCATTTCTCGAACCATCTTGATCGTGTTGTGAAGCTGGGCCGATATGAATACGCGCCTATCGAAGAGCAGCTTCTTCAGAAGTCCGATGCGCTGTTTCACGCTGCCAGAGCCTTTCGTAACGGCGTGCAGGACAATCTTGCCTTGTGACACCTGTCGAACCACAAGCTCGTCGTACACGTCGGAAGCGGCTCGATATCTCCACGCAGAGTTGTCGGACCAATGACGCCACAGGACATTGGTTGTTCCGTGGGTGTCCTTGAGGTAGTCCTCCCACCACTGCATCTTCTCCATGACCAACTCGGTGAAGTCAGCGATCGACACCTTGCGGTCGATAACAACCGCCTCGTCCAAAACATCGAAGATCGAGTTTCCGTCGTCTCCAGTACGCTTGCAGCAGATTGAGCATGCGTGATTTACGTCACCCAAGTCCCAACCGGTAAAGAGCTCAAAGCAGTTCTTGGGAGGCACAATGATCTCGTGATCGTCCTCGGTGGCGCTGGTCACATTCCCAACGATGTGGGTGCCCGGAACAAAGACATCCGCAAAGTGGCCATCGCTGACATCCTCAACCCATTCACCCATGACATAGCGAGCGTACAGCTGCTTGTCGTACATGTACTTGTTGATGAGGTCTTGCTTCTCCCGCGGATCTAGGAACGTGTTGTCGTTGAGGCTGAATTGGATGCGCTGGAACTGTGACTCAAACTGCTCGTTGTCGCTCGGTTTGCGTGTGAGCCAGATTCCGGCCAACCAGTGGTTCACTCCGTTCTCAGGCGGATTGAGGTCAGCGATGATCTGGTGGTTCTCGTATGGAATCTCAACGACACGCAGCTGGTCGGTCAGAACGTCGAACACGATTCGGTCCTCGAACTGGTCAGCTTCCGATAGCCACAGCAGCGAGAATCGCGTCCCCTTGAACTTGGCTGATGCCTCCCAGACGTTCTCCAGTGAATGCAACTGAACCTCAGACTCGCCACCGTAAGCGTTGCGGACGCGGGCGTAAGACATCTTGGTCGCTACGTCCATCGTGGGCTCCTTGGTCCACTTCATGCCGATCTTGGCATCCATCCATTGAGGCAAGATGGTCTTCGTGAGGTCTGACCATACGCCGACCTTCCCGTTTTTCAGGGTCTTAGCAATGATGCCAACGGTGGCGTTGTTGTTCTCGAAAAGGTGGCGTGCAACACGATGTGCAATCGCAAGCGATTTACCCGCTTTACGAGGGCCGTCCACCATGAGGTATCTGGCATACGAGTTGAATACCTCGAACCCTCGTGGTGAAAGATCGGGCAACCACCGCCCTTGAGTGTCTTGCATAAGGTCGGTGCGACTTTCAGTTGTAAAAGAGCAGGATCACGGGAAATCCTCCATCGAAAGTCGCCATCTATGGAATCGATCACACTCAAGCGGGACGGCCTCGACGAATCGATCAACTCGCTCGAAGAGGGGGAAGCCATGGAGATCCACGGTACTTTTACCGTCATCTCAAAGTCCGACACTGAGATCGTTGGCGAACTCACCGACGTGAAGAAGTGCGGGCACATGGGCGAGGATGAATACGAGCTCGACGACGAGGAAGGAGAAGACGAGGGTGGTGAGTACGAGGGCGAGTCGAAAGGCAAACCCATGATGCACGGCAAGAAGGGCAAGGGCATGGGCATCCTCATTATGATCGGTGGCCCTAAGAAGAAGTAACCTCCTGACACATGGTCGATCTCGAAGTCCTCAAGAAGCGCGGCGGAACGGTCGAAGAACTCAAGAAGAAGTTCACGGCCGAGAAGCTCGACGACAAGATCAAGGCGTTGATCGACATGAACTCGTCGCGTATCGACGAGGGCATCCAGCGCAACTTGAACGAGGCCAGGACTTGGTACGCGATCGACCAGGCGTTTGATGCTTCGCAGCGGCAGATTACCTACACCCTCGTTGAGGGCCTGCTTTCCAAGGGCACCTCTACGGAGAAGGTGATGGACGCCATGAAGTCGATGGGCCTCACGTCGAGGCTGTCGAACATGCTGCTCCCGCTGTGTAATTCGGACGGCACCAAGAAGTGTGGGCCAGACGGCAAGCCGCTGATGAAGCTGGACATGCCGACGTTCTTCCACATTTTCGTTCCGCTGGTTCAGGCGTACACGAAGATGCGCTGGGCCAAGCTGTTCAGTGATCGAGACATCTACCCGCTCTACAAGTATGAGCCGGTGTCCACCACGATGCAGAACCGTGTGCGCTGTGAGATCATCACCAGCCGCATTCAGCGCATGGTTCAGGAAATGGGCTATCGCGAGGACGAGCGTCAATCGATTCTGCAGATGCTCAAGTACGGCGTCTGCCTAAACTTCCCTGCTGAGGACTTCTACCGCGAGAAGCAGATCTATCTCGAGGACAAGAAGGAGGTTGAGCGCACTATCAAGGAGGGCGTCCGCTTCGAGATACCTCACCCAAGCCGCATGTTCTACGACCTCAACAGTCGTTTGAGCACTGCCAACACCGATACCGGGATCGAGTATGCTGGCTTCTGGAACGTGCTTCGGTACAAGGACGTAAAGAACAACAAGCAGTTCTGGAACACGGAGAACATCCAGTTCAAATACGGAAGCTGGGTTGAGTCGAAGTACAACTTCTATCGCGAAATCAACCCTTGCATGCTCAAGTTTCCGGACCCGACGGCGTTCAGCCCGGGAGCCGGTGACTCTGATCGTGTTCGCGAGGCGTACCGGTACACGACCAATCACCAAGACGAGGGTGTCACAGTGGTCAGCTACTTCCAGAAGCTCATTCCGTCTGAGTGGAACCTGTTTGACTACGATCACCCCGTGTGGATGCGATTCATCCATACTGGATCTCATACTGTCAGTCATGCTGTACCGCTGGCCTATAACCCGCTGGTTGCCTACCTCTATGACGCGGACATGGGCAACGCCAGAAACTCCTCACTCGCGTTGGAGATTCTTCCGTTCCAGGACCATCTGTCCAACATGCTCACCCAGTACATTCTGACGGTGAAGCAGAACCTAGAGCGCATCGTTTTCTGGAACTCGGATGTCGTTGACCAGAAGTACATCGACATCATCAACAACCTCGGTGAGAAGAAGTACCGCGGCGTCACTTTCGTTCCGTACTCCAAGCGGGAGTTGTCGTGGCAGCAGCAGTCTGAGCGTGATGCGTTTACGCCCGTCCAGTTGCCTCAAGGCTCTTCTGGCGAGATCGCAAGCGGCGTGAACCAGTTGCTCTCCATGATGGAGCGCGTACTTGGTTTCTCACCTCAGGAGGTTGGTCTTCCTGCCTCTCACGAGCAAACAGCCCAAGAGGTTCAGATCATTGCCAGCAACACGAGCAACCGACTGGAACTTACCGGCAGTTTCATCGACGCCGCCATCAAGGCCCGCAAGAAGCTCCTTTACGAGGCATTCTTGGCGTACTCAGACGATGAGGTGCTGGCTGATGTCGCTGAGGTTGACGATGTGAAGAAGCAGACCCTTGACAAGATGGGTTTTGAAGTGGATGAGCCAGAGGGTCGCAACACGACTGCTGGTATTCGCGGCAGCAAGGACGCCCTCCGAGTCGACGGCTTCTCGAGTGATCGTGAGGGCGCTGACCGTATCGTGGATTCCAAGTTGGCCGGAACGATGATCCAGACGTTCCAGTCGATCTTCGCGAACCCGGTACTCGCCCAAGCGGCTGGTCTCGATCAGCTGGTCGACCTCTTCAATCAGGTGCTCGTCTACAGCGGTGCGCCCAAAGATTTCCGCCTGCGTGTTCAGCCTCAACAGGAACAACCATCGCCCGAGGAGGCTCAGCAACAGCAGGCGGCCCAAGAGCAGCAACAGGCTGCTCAGCAGCAGCAGATACAAGAGCAGTTGGCCCAAATGGCCAGCCAGATTGTGGACGGGAAGCTGATGGAACTCAGCGAGGGTCTTCGGACCAATCTGGTGGAGCCAATGCAGGTTCAGTCGCAACAGACCACACAGGCAATTCAACAGCTTGCCCAGCAGCAGGATCAACAGAGTCAGGCGCTGGTCAGGCTGTTTCAGATAATCCAGTCGGCACAGCAAGATCCCAATGTTGGAAGTCCAAGTCAGGTCGCTGGAGGCTACCCAGTCGGGCAAGCTCCAGAAGTGGCTCCTGTCCCCGGAGTACTACCTCCTCAGGCAGGCGTTGTTGGCTGAGGTCACTGTTCTGCAGGCAACTGCATCGAACGTCATCACGAGAAATGCTGATGCAATCCGCGTTCAAGCGGGGTTGGACACTCGTGCGTCTCAGTCGCTCACCCAAGCAGCGCGTCTTCAGACGTGCCTAGACATTCTCGCAACGGTGTCCTCAGAGGGATACCAGTTCAAAACCGCAGAAGTGCATATCACGGACAAGCATGACAACTGAACAACAGCAGTCGCAAGACGCAGACCAGACAGGACTCGGGCAGATGAATGCTGCCCGCAGCGCACCGGCAGAAAAGTCGCCGGCAGAAACTGCAGCCATGAACGAAGCCGCCAAAGAGGCGAGCATGATGCTGCTGGACAAGCTGCTTGGTGAGGAGAACCAGCAACAGTCCGAAGATGATCGGAAGGCCGCTGAGGAGCCTGGAAATGAGGAGTCTCCCGCGAAGAAGCCTGAGGAGAAAAGGCCCGTAAAGAAGACCGAAAAGAAGGCTGAACCGAAAGCGGAGCAGAAGGTCGTTGAGAAGCCCGCCCCCAAGGCAAGCGAGGAGGAATCCGAAGATCTTCCTGAAGATCCGAAACCTCGCCGAAGAATCACGGCCGAAAAGATCACGGAGATGGCCAGCAAGGCAGCCGCGGAGGCTACCGCTGAGACATTGCGTCAAATGGAGGAGCGCCGCCTCGAGACTGAGTACGCTCGGAAGCAGGAGGCGGCCCGCCGCGAGGAAGAGGTCGAGGTTCCTGAAGAGTTCCGTGATGAGGTTGACCGTCTTCGCGAGGTCCAGAAGCTGCACCCGAACGACTACAAGGGGCGCGATCTCGCCAAGGAGTTCCTCGAGAGTTCCAAGAAAGAACGGGACTACGAGAAGAAGTGGCGCAAGGAGAACCCGGGTGTCGAGTTCGACTGGGAAGACGAGGAGCACTCCAACTTCGTTGATCAAAACGCCGTCGAGGTTGACGAACGCCACCTGAAAAACGCTGAGCGTTCCATCATCAAAGAGCAGGCGATCAGGGAAGCTGAGGAGCGTTTCGCCAAGAAGTACGGCCAAGACATCGAAGAGGTCCGCCGATCACGTGCTGAGGCCCAGCTTGCGCCGTTGCGGCAGCAGGTTGACCAGATGGCGTCTCAGAGCCTCCTGGAGGTTCTGCGGCCTGACTTGGTAGACACGTTCGCCACTGACAGAGCCAAGGTGGTTGACGAGATTAAGAACGACCCCATTACAATGGAGGCTGTCTCTACGGTCGAGCAGTGGAGTCTTCCTGCACTCGATGCCGCTGTGCGCGTCATCAACAACCCGGATGGGTACAGCAACAAGTCGCCCGAGGTTCAGCGATTGGTCAACACGGCGCTGCACGTCGAGAAGGTGCTTTCGTCAGTCCCGCGTGAAGAGCGTCCTGTGGCGGAAGACGGCCGCAAGTTCGCCACGATGCGCGACTACGCCAACATGCCCGCCGCTCAGCGTTCCAAGTACTACACAGTGCGAGATGAGGAGTTGGTTCCCCAGCTGATCATCAAGACCGCGCAATATGAGGCCGGCCGCATAAAGTCCGACCTCGAAAATAAGGCCGAGGCATTCGCGAAACGCATGGGCTACACGAAAACGGAGAGCAAGCCCTCACAAAAGACGGAGCAAAAACAGGCTCGAGAGGCGAGTGCTCCCAGTGTCAGGGCTCAGGTGGCACAGCCTGATGCTGGCAATGATGACAACGGAAATGTCAACGGTCTCCCTAAAGCGTTTTGGCAGAGCATCGGACTGTGATGGCGTTCTGCGCAAATTAGAGCAGCACAGATTGTAAAACAGAAAATGAGCGGGCCTATTCACAAACTGGCCCGTTTAGTGAAAAGATAAGCAGCGAAAGGAATAACTGAATATGCCTATTGCAACCCCAACCGACAACCTGTTCAGCAGGTGTCTTCCGGCCATCGGGACCAACATTGAGTCCTGTGGCGCTGTGACCGCGTGCGACGCCAAGGTCGTCACGTCCGGTGATCTCGCGTCGATCTACGGATCGAACGACACCAACTACCGCATTCTCGGCAACTTGATTGCCGCGGACTTCGTGGGAAAGGCTGTCGGCGTCCGTCAGAACGGTCTCTATGACTTCCTCCAGGCCAACAAGCGCGTGATGGGCGGCAAGCGCCTGAGCGTGCAGCAGGTGGCTGGCGGCGTCTGGGAGCTCTCGCCCTTCATCAAGATGGGTCGGAAGCGTCAGGTCAACAGTGAGTACTGGACCGCTCGCGTGGTCGCTGCCACTGGTGCTACCCCGTCTCAGACCGCTGATCTCGACCTGAAGATCTACTCGCAGAGCTCCATCCCTGCGGACTCTCGCTGGTTCCCGAATGGTCTTCGGATCTTCGTGTCCGGCAAGAATGTTGCCTCCGGCAGCCCTGCCGTTGGTGACACCACCTACCGCCTTGCGTTCGTTGTGAAGGCGTATGTTAGCGCCGGTTCCGATGCTAACGGAGCGTTCGTTCGCATCACCGTCACCCCGCAGAATGCTGGTTCCGTGTTTGCGGCTTCCGGTAATGCTGCTGCGGTTCAGGCCAAGGCGAAGATCCCGGCCAACCTCGCTGCGGACGCCGTCATCGGTCTTGTGGTGCGCGGAACTCCCAACGTCTCCGACTACGAGAGTCACTGTGCTGAGATCCCTGGCATCAACAACAACCAGCTGCTTCCGTTCTGGATCGAGACCACCCGGTACTCGATCTGCGAAGACGAGCTCACCCAGAAGTACCTCACGGCGCTTCGGGACTCGAACCCGTTCTTCAAGCAGTTTGGCGATGTTGAGACCGTTGAGCTCAACCGCCAGATCATTGAGGATTTCCAGCGCCGTCACGCCAACAGCTTCTTCTTCAACAAGCCGCTGAACACGAACCAGACGCTGGCGAACTACAACAACCTCCCTGCGATCAATGTGCCCACCGGCTCTTTGAACCTCGCTGTGGACGGTCGCTGCATTGGTCGCAAGGCCAACGCCACCGGCATCTACGAGCAGCTGGGCGAGTGCGGTCGCGTGCACGACATGGAGGCTGAAACCCTCGACCTGAACAAGCTGTTCAACACGCTGTACCGCCTCCAACGGGAGCGCGAAGCGGCTGGCACCAAGGCCGACATCATCGAGCTCTTCACCGACTCGTTCTACGCCAACCAGTTCATCATCGGCATGGTGAACTACTTCAAGGCGAAGTACGGCTCCGACGTGTTCCGCTTGACCATGCAGTTGAACCAGGGTGGCGAGCAGGGGCCGTTCGGCTTCCGCTTCTACCGCTTCACCCTCGACTACCCGCAGGTCGAGCTCCGCATCGTCACCCACCGCATGTTCGACGACATGCTCGCTGCCCACAAGGCTGCTGGGTTCGAGACCGCTGGCCGTATGATGTGGGCCATCGACTGGCAGAACGTCTATCAGGGAATCATCGATTCCAACTCCGTCACCAACAAAACTGGCGACCTGAAGCAGCTTGCCGCTGTGGATGACTCGTACAGCTGCGTGATGAAGGTGCCGAGCCGGACCACCAAGCTGACCAGCACCACCTACACGGCGGTTCTGGAAGCTGAGACCACCAGCTTCGTGCTGGAGAATCTGGCTGCCACTGCGCCGATTGGAAACAGCACGAACGACGGCAGTTTCTACGTCTAATCCGTGAATGCACCGGGCGGGTGGGTCTAACGGCTCACCCGCCCTTTTTGTTGGATGACTTTCAGTTGCGACCCTCAACACCCTGATCAAAATCTCGCCATGCGGTACTTTGGAAAATCTCTCGTTTACAACACCATTCAGGCGGCCGACGGACGCACCGTCCCGTTCATCGAGGGCGCTGCCGGCATCGGTCTTCTGGCCACTGAGGACGCGGTCTTTATCGCAGAACTCGAGCTCCGAATCCGCGAAAAGCGCGGCGGAATCTGGGAGATGACCCAAGAGGTTTACGACGAGGAGTTAAAAAAAAAGAACGCCTCGCAATCGCTGCAGCCGTCGTTAACCAGACAGGGTCTAACTCTGGCGGTGGTTCAAGCTCAGGCACAACTCCAGTCAGGCGATCCTGCTGCGGCCGCGGCTCCCGCGTCTGAAAAACCGAATCAGGCTGATCAAACGCCGCCCACCTCACCAGACGAAGTCAAGGTTTCAAAGCCGACAGTTGGCAAATTGAAACGCTAAACCAGGCCACATCCCATGAGCGACATTCAAGCCAACCACATTGTTGCAGCCAAGTCTGGTGCCATGTCCATTGGCGGGATGGTCGCCATGGCTGTTTCTCACATTTTCAGCCTGCCTAGCTGGGTTCAGATGGCCGCAGCGGTGGCTACAATGTGCGCGAGCTTCTATGCCATCCGTTTGAGCCGGGTGAACATCAAGAAGATTGAGGCTGAGCTCAAGATACTACGAGCCAAGGCTAACCAGCTTGGGGTATCAATAGACGACTGATGAAAACATTCCTGATCACGCTGATTCTCTTCATCGCTGGGTGCGGCGCTTTGGTGCCAAGCACCGCAAAGCGAACATCGGCCACATCGGAGGCTGCTACCTCTACGCTCAAGGGGTCTGAGCAGTTCTCGAAAATCGTTACAGGGCATAAGACTGAACCCAAAACTGCTGCAGAGTTCCATGTCGGAGGTCTTGGAAACAAGGTGAGCGTGACGATCCCCAAGGTGCCTGACCAGATCTCGGCACCTCCTCAGGTAACGGTTGTCGCAGTTCCGTCGGTTCCTAAAGAGGTGACTCAAGCTGCTCAAACTCAGGCGCAGCAACCGTACCGCGAGGAGGTTCACTACTCGTCAAACGTGGACGCAACCGACAAGGAAAAGACCACTGAGTCTACATCCAAGTCAGTTTCGATCCCGCTTGGCGTGAACCTGATCCTATTGGCGATCGGAATGTTGGCTGTCATATTTGCAATCAATAGGGTCAGGAAATCCAGCCTTGCCGTGAACGCTGCATACCAAGCGTTCGACTCTGCGCTTGCAGGGCAGATCAGGAGTGTTCGTGAGCGCGCCATTCTCTCGACGGATAACCAGACCATCAGCATGCTGAATGCCCAGATCGCCGATCTTGAGGCACAACGTGGAAGACTCGCCCGATGAACTTCTCTCAATATTACGCCGAGATTAGCGCCGCCGTCTTTCCTGAGGGTGAGGCTGAAAACCTTGTCCACGTCCACAAGCTGGCTGTGAAGGATGCGCTCATCGACATCCAGACCAAAATCCCATGCCTGCGGACCAACCACGCTGATTACGTTGGTCAGTCATCCACGCTGTTCCATTGCGGTGCGAGCACGTTCGATACAGTGGACGGTAACATTGAGCGCATCTACACGTCGGCGCTGGACGGTGGTTGCGATCCTGTTGAGGCCATGTTTGTGGACCATGAGCGCATGCTCGACATGATCCACAGCTATCGTTGCTGTCTTGCTGGCGATGCTTACGGGATGACCCCTCACGCGCCAAATGACGCTGTCGGTGCCCCGATCTACGCGCCTGGTAGTGCAAGTACCGACAAGGGGTTTCGCACCGGACCAGGAGCCCTCTACTGGTCCATCAATCGCGGCACCGTCTACGTGTTTCCGTCCATCGACAGCACTGAGCAGATCGTGGTTGAGTGGAACGGTATTCAGCGGACGTTCATCGACACGACCGTGATACCGGTGACGTTTGAGAGCCGCGACGTCATGCAGGCGGTTGAAGTCTACTTGGACGCACAAGTGGCTCGGCGCGAGACCAAGGATATGAGCGACTACCAGACCGCAAACTCGCTGTACACGAGCGCAATTTCACAGTTGGCATACGACTGCCGTAAAGCTCAACAGGCAGTTCGTAGCCCCAAGGTGATGCCTCCCGATGTATGCTGACGGTCAATGTTCGCCCCCCTCTCGCATCCCATGCACGCCTCTCCGGTAGACCGCTGAGGTTCTACACGCAAGCGACAGATCCATCCACTGGTTATGGTCGCCTTGCTGAGGCCTGCATGCAGGCGCTCAACATGGTCCACGTCTCGCCGCTCGATTACCCGGACTTCATACTTTCCGATCCGAGTGCCGTGGCAATCTCCCCTATTCGGTTCACGATGTGGGAGCCAACTCAGCTTCCGCCAAGCTGCGCTGGTTTTATGACAGCCAAGGCGATCATCGTGCCGTGCAAGATGAACGTGCGTGTATTTAGGTCCAGTGGCTATCGCGGACTGATCCATTCGGTTCCGTTGTGGGGCGAAGCGCCATGGGCACCGATGCCGCCTGATGACGTGTTCAAGTTCGTGTCCATTGGCCGAGACAACGGTGTCAGGTCTCGCAAGGGGATCGATGATCTGATTGAGTTGTTTGGATTGGCGTTCCCAACCGAGAAGGACGTGCGATTGACTGTTAAGAGTAGTCCTCATTGCCCGCGCAGAGATCCTTCAGATAAGCGTATAACTGTAATCCAAGAGGATTTCACTCGATCAAAGTACGAGGAAATGATCGCTGCTCATCACTGCGGCGTATTCCTGTCCGGCCTAGAGGGGTGGAACTTTCCAGCTTGTGAACTTATGGCGGCTGGCCGCCCGTCAATCCTAGTGCCGTGGGGAGGACCTGCTGATTTCACCACGCCAGAAACATCGTGGCATCTTCCGTACACAATGGTTCAGGCACCTGATGGCCATCCATACCACGGTGTTGGTCAGGGAGCGAAGCCAACTAGGGAGGGCGTCATCGAAGCGTTGCGAGAAGCCTACCAGAATCGCGCCCTACTGAACGAGAAGGCGACAAGGTCTTACGAGATGTCGTTCAAGTTCACCAAGTCCAAGTTCATGGAACGACTCCGTGTTGTCGCACTAGACATTCTCAGTAGTGTTTGATCCATGGCATCCAACGCCAAGGCAACCCTGATCAAGCGGTTGGCATCAACCCCTGGCAGGGGTAATGGTGCCAATACCGGCTTGGGTACTGCCGACGTTGTAATACCTGACTTTCCGCAGCTTCCTCAGAAGCTCAATGATGCCACTGTCAGGGAGTTTTCAGATGCCGTAAACCGGTGGCGGATCAGCCTTCAGGCTCAGTTCCCGATTCCGACTCAGCAGGCGGCTGTGGTTACCGAGGCTCAGGCTGCTGACGTTTCTGATCAGATCTCCGGAGCGATTCAGTCTGCAGTCGCCAGCATCAATTCTCAGATCGATTCGCTGAATCAGCTGATCGTGTCGAACACGACCAACCTTCAGAACCAGATCGACTCAATCAGCACTGACGGCGGTGTTACGGTTGACGAGGTTGAGTCGCTCATTCAGTCGGCAAGGTACATCCACACTCAGGGTGTTGCATCGGCTTCATGGACAATCAATCACGGGCTGGGGTGGTTCCCATCAGTCACCGTGGTTGATCAGTCCAAGAACGTCTTTTATGGAGACGTTCGATACATTGACTCGAACTCTCTCGTGGTCACGTTTTACGCAGAAGTGTCGGGAACCGCGTATCTAAATTAGGACTGCCATGCCCAAGTTTCTCTCAATCCTAGACATGTCGAACCTGCAGATTGTTAATCTGCAGATCCACAACAGCCCGACGGTCCCGTATGCAGCGAGCACTGGGAAAGGCTCGATGTGGATGGACACGTCGAACAACCGTCTCAACTGGAGCGACGGCGTTAACTGGCGAGCCATCTACCCGATGGACACCCAAGCGACCGCTAACACCGCGGTGCTTCGTGATAGCTCTGGCGGGTTCTCAGCCGGAACTATTACCGCGACGCTTTTTGATGGCACGGCAACTCAAGCAAACAAGCTCACCAATGCTCGTAACATCGCCATCAGCGGAAAGGCTACGGCCGCTGGTGTTGGGTTCGATGGGACGGCGGCGATCAGCCTCAACGTCACGGCGCTTTCAGTTGTTCCCGGGGAAATCACGCTCGCGAACAACCAGATCATCGTCGGCAACGGAAGTGGTGTTGGTGCTGCGGTAGCTAAGAGCACTTTCCTGCTGTCCGAATTAGGTGCTCCGACTGGCCCTGTTTCTTTCAACGGCCAGCTGATCACTAACGTCGCCGATCCTGTTTCTGGAACTGACGCAGCCAACCGCCAGTTCGTCGAGAGTTTCGCTCAAGGTCTTGACCCCAAGGCGTCTTGTCGTGTTGCCACCACCGCTGATCTCGGCGGCACCTACAACAACATTACCAAGACGATGACGGGCGGACTGACTCCGCTCATCATTGATGGTGTTACGCTTGCTGCTGGTAACCGGGTGCTTGTCAAAAACGAAACCAGCGGGAGCGGTGCGAGCGAAAACGGTATCTACACGGTCACCAATGCTGGCAGTTACAGCGTGGCCTGGGTGCTGACCCGCGCCACTGATTTCGACACCAGTGCCAAAGCAAGCCCGGGATCGTTCACCTTCATCGAAGAGGGCACTGTCAACAAGGACACCGGCTGGGTGATGACTGCCGATGCCCCGGTGGCTCTCGACACCACGGCGCTCAACTGGACCCAGTTCTCCGGTGCAGGCTCGTACACGGCTGGTCGAGGTATTGTCCTCAACGGAACCCAGTTCCACTTCGCGCAGAACTCAGACTACACGGCGAACACGATCCCGTACGCCACTGGCGCGACCACGATCGGGTTTATCGGAGCAGGCTCAGCAAACCAAGTGCTCCGTATTCCGTCCGGTGGAGGGGCTCCAGCGTTTGGTGCTATCGACATCAGTCAGGCCGCTGCCGTCACCGGAACGCTTGCGGCAGCCAACGGCGGCACGGGCCAGTCTTCGTACACGATTGGCGACATCCTTTATGCCAGTGCCTCCAACGCGCTTTCCAAGCTGGCGGGGGTGGCTGTTGGCAACGCGCTGATCTCTGGCGGCGTTGGCGCTGCTCCTAGCTGGGGTAAGATCACACTTACCAGCCACGTCAGTGGAATCCTGCCGATTGGTAACGGCGGCACGGGCCTTTCGACGTGGACCACTAACGGGGTGTTCTACGGCGGTGCGAGCGCGATGGGTCAGACGCTTGCGCCAACATCTGGCCAACTTCTTGTTGGTAGCGTTGGAGGTGTTCCGACGTTCGTTGGCATGTCGGGCGATGCCACGCTGTCTGCGGCAGGTGGGCTCACAATCTCTGCGAATGCGGTCACATACGCCAAGTTCCAGCAGATCGCTGGCTTGTCTGTGTTTGGCAATTCGAGCCCTTCTGCGGCGAACGGAGGAGCGATCTCGGGAACAGCCAATCAGGTTCTCCGGGTTGACCCGACTGGCACCGCGCTTGGTTTCGGTGCGATCAACCTTGCGAGCGGCAGTGCTGTCACCGGAATCCTTCCCGGCGCGAACGGCGGCACTGGAACCCAGTACGCTCAGTTCACGACTGGCGGGTCCACGCTGCGCACCTATTCGCTGCCGAATCTGAACGTCCAGTTGGCGGCTCAGGTGTCTGGTACGATCACCGGAAACAACAGCACCACGGTCTTCAGCGCCACCCACAACCTGAACACCAAGAACGTCGTCGTCTCAGTGTTCGACTCCAGTGACGACAGAGTGTATGTGGACACCAAGACATTCGACGTGAACACCGTTCGCTTCACTTTCGCTGTCGCTCCCGCATCGGGAATCACATATCGCTGGGTCGTCGTCGGCTACTAACCAATCTCCAGAATGAAGTTCGAGAGCCAACTGCAGATCGTCACGGCAGCGGGGGTTCCCCCGTTCACGGTCAATCAGACCGCGCTGGTGATCAACCTCAACGCCGACCTGTTGGACGGGCAGCACGGGTCGTACTACGCGGCGGCATCGTCGCTTGGTAACTACCTTCCGCTGACTGGTGGAACACTCACCGGAACGCTGACTGGAACGGTTGGCATCTTCACAACGCTCAGAGCGACTGAGCTCACCAGCCTGCTCGGGTCGAATGGTCCGATCACGATCACTCCTGACGGCACCGGACACGTCCACATCAACTCGACGGACATCCGTATTGGCACGAACAACACGAACGCCACGCTCGCAACTCGAGGCACTGGCGACCTGATACTCAGAACCCACGAGGGTTCCGCGAACGAGGGTTTCATCCGAATCTACGATGGCGCGAACGGCAACATCGAGATCACCCCCAACGGAACCGGCACGGTTGTTGTTGGGAGGCTGTCAGGAAGCACCGCGTCGTTCAGTGGTGCGTTGTCGATAACTGGACTGGGCACGTTCGCCAACAGTGCTGGCAACAGCTACAACGAGAATCTGAGGCTCCCTCGCGGCGGAAGCAGTTACGTCTCGGTTGCGCTTGCTTGCGACACTTCCGGGTCTGGAAGCATTGCTGGCCAGTTCAACCTCATCGTCTACCCGACCACCGTCAATCAGGGGGCATTTGCGATTCGTGCCAACGGCACTGATGCGCTGACAATGACGACAGGGGGTGCCGTCAACATCCCGACACTGTCTGGAACCACCGCCACATTCTCTGGCGTGGTAAGCGGAGCGAGCTTCAGTGGAGCAGGAACTGGCCTCACTGGCACCGCCGCGTCACTGAACATTGGGGGCAACGCTGCGACTGCTACCTCGGCAGCACTGCTTGGTACAAACACTGGAACTAACCCCAGTTCACTCCAGTATTGGCAGTTGACAGGAAACTCAACCCTCAACCCAAACACCAGCTATTGGTACGCATTACGAATGGGTCATGGTGATGCTGACACCTACTACTCAGCTACTATCGCGGTTGATTTCTTCAACGACGACATTCAGTTCCGACGGAAGACAAACGGCACCAACCAAAGCTGGAGATCCCTTCTCCACGCAGGGAACTTCTCATCCTACGCTCTCCCGCTTACTGGCGGAACCATCACCGGACAGCTGTCCATCAACGGCTCAACAGCTTCAGACATCCTGCGGCTTTACATCACTGGATCAACCGTCTGGAAGCTCGGTGTAACCGACGCCAGCGGTAGCCTGTTCAACATCACGGCTGACTTCGGGAACTTCACGATCAACAAGAGCAACGGCAACGTCGCCACACCGGGAGCGTTCGTATCGACTGTAGCCACTGGCACCGCTCCTCTGTCAGTCACGAGTACCACGGTCGTCAGCAACCTGAACTCCGACCTGCTCGATGGGCAGCACGGGTCATACTTCGAGGGCAGGGACACAACTGCCATCGGGTTCTCGGGCGGATCACTCACCCTGACACGAACTGCGGGCAATCTTAGTGTCAGCCTTGACGGGCGCTACCTGCCACTCACTGGTGGTGTGCTTACAGGTGCGCTCACGGGCACGACTGCTGCATTCGGTGGCGACGTGTCGCTGAACGCTAAAGTCTCGTTCGGAAACCGTGCTGCGAGCTACAGCCTGTTTCATGGCGGCGCTCAAGATCTCGCGTGGAAGAAGATCGCGGACATCACGTTCGGCACCTCACTCTACTCGGGAGCGACATTCAAGGTTGAGGTCATCGACGCCAACACCAACTTCGGCGCGAACGCAGACTGCAAGCCGATGACGTTCTTTGTGTCGTGTCGTCGGAGCGGTGGTGTGCTGAACGATCTCGATAGCGCACTTGTGTTCGGCCCGGTCGCGGACTACGTGCGGGCGGTAAAGACGGCAACAGGAGTGTACGAGCTTCAGATCCGGCAGATAGCCGACTGGATGGTACACACCTTCATCGTCGAGGTCATTAGCCAAGGGGCTGGCACGGTCACTTACGTCACTGGAACACCTCCGAACGGATCTACCACTGGAACCATCTATCTGCCAACCACAGGTGGCTACACTCAGCGGTTCACGAATCTTGCTGTCACTGGTGCTACTACGTTTGGAGGTGTCGCTGCGTTTAGTGCTGCCTCTGGAACGTACATCAACACAGGCGGAGGAAATGATGCGTTCGGTTACAACGCCACGGCAGGCCTAGGTCACTACATCAAGGGCACCGGAAACACATACATCTACGGCGGTGGCGCTTTCTTCGATGGAAGCACGACGCGCACGTTGTTGCATGCAGGCAACTTCAACTCCTACGCCCTCCCGCTGACGGGCGGCGCAATGACAGGAAGCTCGACGATCAGTGGCGACAACCACATGACGTTCGGGCCAAACTCTACGTGGAGTAACTCGATCCGAATCGGTGGAAATGGGTACACAGCCACTGGGACGCAGATGGCTTCCGTTGCAACGACCAACGGAAACCTGCACCTCGATTCAGCGAAGCTAACGGCGAGAGGTATTTACCTTAATTGGTACGGTGGAGATGCTGGAACGTATTTCGGAAACGGGTCCAGTGGTCAGGTTGGCCGTGTTGATGGGTCTGGAAATGCGTCGTTCATTGGCACTGTCACATCTAACTACGGCACATTTTCCGCACCCGGATTGATCGTTGGTGACGCTCAGTACGGTCTGTACGCATCTGCTGGAAGCCTCTTCTACAAGAGCGCGTCCACGGGGAATCACGTCTGGCGCAACATCGCCAACTCGGCGAACACGATGACGCTGGACAACAGCGGCAACCTCACGATTACCGGCACACTGACCGAGGGTGGATACCTCGCGTTCCCTGAGCGCGTCTACACGATCAACCTGAACGCGCAGTCAGCTGCGAACTTCTACCCGATCGTCATCAACGGGAGCCCCGGCAATGATCCGTGGCATCATCGGTTCTCTCTTGAGATGCCATCACTGGGTGGTGCGTCGGCGTACAACATGGACCACATCCATGGTGAGGCTCGTGGTCAGGGGTGGTCCGACCAGACCGGCTTCTACCGCATCTTCCACAACTGCTACGAAAACAACGAGCGTTCTGTTCTTGGCTTGTGGAGAGGGACTCAGGATTGGTACGGCATCGTTCTCTACGTCCGAGGTGGGCAGACCTACTACGTGCGGACCACCTCGCGCTCTGTGGCAGGCTTCACCGCTGCAACCACTCAGGGTAATGCGACGTTCGCGATTAAGAATGCTGCTGGCGCTGACGTGTCTGGAACGTCTACCGCGATCGGGGAGCTCTTCAACCTGATCAATACGCCTCAGGGGTTCCACAGCAGCTACAACAATTACATCGGCGGCACGCAGGTCGTCACGAACACGGGCACTTGGGGTATCAGCATTAGCGGCACCGCTGCGACTGCAACCACTGCCAATGGCCTGAACGCGGCCAACAACTATCAGGTCAACTCGATCGGCGTCGGAATAGCCGCGAGCGGAACGGCTGGATCCATCGGCTTAAATCAGGCGGGCACTCGGTCTTGGTCGATTACCCCAAGCGGAGGAAACCTCAACTTCGCCTCAGGGGATGGAAGTGGTGCTGCAAACTTCTCTGTTGCACTGCAACAAGGAGGCCAACAAGTCCTACACGCTGGCAACTACACTTCCTACGCGGCTGGTCTCGGGACGTACAACGTGTTGACCAACGTCAACCAGTTCCGGTCAAACATCGGAAACGGTTTTTACCTCGGTACGGCTAACAATCCTCCACTACAAGCATTCTCTAGCGACGGAGGTGCGGCGTTCATGTCGTTCCATCGATCCGGTTTCTACGCTGTCAACATGGGTCTGGACCCAGACAACGTCCTGCGAATCGGCGGATGGTCTGCTGCTGCCAATCGGTGGCAGCTAGACATGTCCGGCAACGAGACCATCGCCGGAAGCCTGACTGCTGTTGGTGGAATCTTTAGTGGCCCAATCACTCAAGGCCCCTACTCGCGCAGACAGATCGACTTCACGTCGCCCGCTGCCAACTTTGGAAATTTCAAACAGTTCCTACGTTTGTGGGCAGCGAGCGGAAGTGGCTCAAATCTGTTTACGCTGCGAGTGTCTGTTAGATCTACTTGGAACTGGGCAACCGCATACGGCGGGATCGAAGCGGTGTACTCATTGTACATTCCGGGAGACGGAAGCATAAGCTCGATTCGAGATTTCAGAATCACTCATGTGTCCGGGCCTGCAACAGACACCATGCGTCTTGGGGATGCGGTGATTGAAAACGGCTTCGTCTCGATCCCGGTCTGGTGCGCTAACACGAACCCGATTTGCGCCACCGTTGAGCAGTGGAACGGGACCGCAATCCTAGGAACCACAACCGCCGCTGTCTCCGAGGCGCTTCCAGCGTTCATTGCGCCCAGCTTCCGTGGAGGTCTCACCTCTAACGGTCCAACGACCATCACCGACTCGAACAGCGGCGTGTTGTTGTCGGCCGCAAACGACGCACGGTTCTACATTCGCTCGGGCACTGCTGGTGCTTGGCTCGACATCCGCTCAGAGACGAACGGGTACGCTGCAGTGAACCTGTATGGCGGCGGTGCGACCACAGGCCGTTGGTCGGCAGGCATGACCGGCGGCAACTCGAACTACCGAATCACGTCTGGTGCCCAAGGCGCTGGCACCGTGCTGCTGGAGATCAACGGTTCGACAAACGTCTCCAACTTCCCGAACGCGCTTCAGCAGGGTGGAAACCCGGTCCTCTCTGAGGCTGTCGTCACGTTCACTCCGACAGCCGTCGGCTGGTATCGCATTGCTATAGCTGGCGGCATTTCATCTGGAACGATCAGGATTACTGGCGTCTACGACAATCGCTCTGCAGCGATGGAGTTCGACTACACCGTCAACGGGTGGAATCAGAATTGCAGTATCAACGTCAGGAACGTAAATAACTATGTTGGATCACTGATTACGCAGATTCGTGCGAGCAACGATGTCAGCACTGCGAACGGTTATCTCGACATCTACATTGCTACCGCGACCACTCCAGCTCCGCTGACGATTTACAACTTCGGACCATCCAGAGCAGGTCTTGTTGCATCGCCAGTTGTCGGCGCGGTCGTTGGAACAAACGTAGTCAGGATCGCCACCGTCATTAACGCCATGGGGTTTGTCACAACAGGTGTGCTCAATGGCGACACGCTTGGTATCGCTGGAAACGGGACTGTTGGAGGGACTCTGTCCGTCACAGGTGCCATCACCCAAGGCGGTAACCAAGTCCTGCATGCTGGAAATGTGTCCACCTACGCGCTCCCCATCAGTGGCGGCACACTGACGGGTGCAGTCAGTTTCCTTGGCACAGTCTACAACAACGTCGGGGGTGCAAGGTTCTTCGCAGGAAGTGGCGGATTCAACTACCTGTACACGAACACCAGTGGCATGGTTTGGAGGAACCAAGCCGACAGCGCAACGGTCGCCACACTGACGGACGCAGGGGCTTTCAACGCTGCGGGTGCCATCACCCAAGCAGGCAACCAAGTTGTCCACGCCGGAAACGTTTCGACGTACACGATCCCGTACCTTTCGGCAGTTGCAGAAGCGAGCCTAGACACGGCCACTGGAACTGGGTTGCGAGTCATAAACAAGACTGGCTACAGCAGCACGCTGCTCACGCTCAACGTCGCAGGATCGACAGGTCCATTCCAACTGGACGCCAATTACACCGGAGTCCTCAGGTGGCGCAACCAAACCGACAGCACGACGTGGACGGCTTGGAAGACGCTGATCCACGACGCAAACGTCTCCTCCTACGCACTCCCGATCTCCGGCGGCACACTGACTGGAAATCTGGCTCTCAACACAGGGGTCATTTTCAATCGCGGCTCTGCTCCGAGCATCACCAACATCCAGTGCTCGATCTTCAACGAGCTCAACGGAATCGCGAGTTCAGAGTCGTTGAACTTCAGGGCGTACGGTGGATTCAAATGGCAGTACTGGGATGGATCTGCGACGTGGATGCAGTTGACCTCTGCAGGCCTGTCGATCACGGGAACACTGAACGCCACTGGAGCCATCACACAAGGCGGCAATCAAGTCCTGCACGCAGGCAACTACACCGGGTACTTCAATAACTTCGTTCAGGGCGCGGGTTCGAGAGGTCGCTCAAGCGGCCGCACAAACGGTAGCGCAAACAACCTGACCGATCCATCTGGGTTCTACTTCGGAAACACTGTGACAGGAATGCCGTCCACGGACTGGTGGAACTGGCTGAACTGCATCGGCAACGACTGGTCCTCCCCGGACGGCTATGGCTACCAGTTGGCCTACTCGTTCTGGAGTGACGACATCAGGATGCGTCGGCTGACTTCTGGAACTTGGAATAGCTGGGTGTCGTTGATTCACAGCGGCAACTACACCAACTATCCGCCTGCACGCTGGGCCACCGGCCGAACAATCGCCCTGACCGGAGATGTCACCGGAACCAGCGGTTTGTTCGACGGCACGGCCAATCTCTCGTTTGCTGCGACGATCGCAAACTCATCGGTAACCTACGCAAAGATCCAGAACGTCGCGGTGTCGAGCGTTCTTGGGAACAGCAGCGCATCAGTGGCTCAGGCTCCGCAGGCGCTCTCGATGGCCACACTGGCTGGCATGCTTAGCGGGCAGACGATGAACATCGTTGGAAGCTCAACCAGCGTGTCGGCAGCGGCGGATCAGGCGATCGTCAATCAGCACAACGGAAGCGGCTCAGCATGGTACGGACGCATTCTCTCCAAGAACTCGACCAACGATAGGTCGGCGTTCCTTGGGACATACGGAAGCGTTGCGGGCGTCTTCGCTCACAACAACGCCTTAACCGCATGGGCTGACCTTTACATCAACACGGTGGATGGAAGCACTGGCGGCACCGTCCGAATGCCGTCATCCGTTCTGATCAACGGCAATCAGGCGCTCCACGCTGGAACAACAAGTGCCCCGAGTTTGAGTATTGGTGGCAATGCCGCGACAGCAACCAATCTCAGCACCAACAGAACCAACTGGTCCACGAATGGTGTGATCTCAGCTGTGGTCGGTCAGTTGGCTTGGAAGCACTACAACAACAACCACACGATCTTCGACGCTTCCAACTCTACGTCCCCAGCCGGAGGCGCGATCAGCAACACCAACGCGCAGGTCGCTTGGTCTTCAACCTACCCGACCCTGATGGGTTGGAATGGAGTCAACACGTATGGCGTTCGAGTGGACTCGGCTAGGGTTGCTGATTCCTGCTCCGGTTCTGCGGCGCAGCTGAACGGTCAGGCCGCAAGCTACTACGAGAACCGCGACATCACTGCGGTCGGATTCGCGTCAGGAACACTGACTCTCACTCGCGCTGCGGGGAATCTCTCCGTCAGCCTCGACGGACGATACCTGACTGGAAACCAGACGATCTCACTGACGGGGGCTGTAACAGGATCTGGCACCACGTCCATCGCGACTACGCTCGCGAACTCGACTGTCACCTACGCGAAGATTCAGAACGTGGGCGCGTCAAGCGTGCTGGGTAACAGTAGCGCGTCTGTCTCGCAAGCTCCGCAGGAGATCACGTTCGCCAACCTGAACAACCTCCTGTCTGGTGCAGCCAAGGCGTGGGTCACGTTCAACGAGAACCCGACCACCGGAGCGATCACGATCAACGCCAGCTTCAACGTCTCCAGTATAACGCGCATCAACTACGGGCAGTATCGGGTCAACTTCTCAACAGCGTTTGGCGATGCCAACTATGCTATTTCTGGAACTATTGGATTTGAGTCGAACGGAGGATACCTCTACGGCGGATTTCTAAACGTAGCCCGTAGTGCAACCCCGAAAACCACCACCTACTGTGAGGTCACCGCCAGTTACGGCGACGGCAACACATACAACGCACGCTATGTCCACGTCGTTATCGACCGATAAGCCATGAAAGTCATTGTGTTCAACGGCGATTCTGGGAGTGCTCAGATACTCACGCCAAACTATCCAAAAAGCATAACCCCTGAAGAGGAGGCGCAGTTATTGAGTCGTCTTCAGGTTACCGATGTGATGCCGCTTCCAGATGGCAGCCAGCGTCCGTCGTTCGTCAAGGAGGTTGATTCTCCTGAGATCACTCGCATGTCGATGCTGTACTCGTCTTGGAAGGTGTCAGATTCTGGAGACGTCTACTGGAATGCTGATGCTGGGCGAGAGATCAAGAGAGGTGTGTTCCGCGCCCTACGGAAGCCGCTGCTCGAAAAGCTCGACGTGCATTTCATGCGGGCTCTGGAAGACGGGGACACCGCGACCATTGCTGCGATCGCCGCCAAGAAGAAGGCTCTCCGCGATGTTACGTTGATCGATCTCTCGCAGTACGATACACCGGAGACACTGAACGCCTTCACACCCGAAGTGCTGAAAGAAAACTGATATGCAACAGAACTACCGCCAGATCCAACCGGCCCCCGTGCTGGACAAAACCGCCAACGCCATCGCCATCCCGTACGTCAATGTGCAGCTGTTCCAGTCCTGCACGGCCCAGTACGAGGTGCGCCAGATCACCGAGATCCCACCCCTCCCAGACGGTCAGGTGCTACCTCCGATGTGGGGTCCGGTCCTGATGAACGGCAGCATCACCCTATCCGGCGATGACTACACGTCATGGGGCACTGACGACAACTTCCTGTATGAGAAGGTGGCCGAGAAGTTGGGTCTGACGCTGATCCCGCTGCCAACCGCTTGACACATCGAATCCGGTGTTGTACACCTAAATCCGCATGGCTGACACCACCGATATCGTCTCGAAGATCAACACTGAGCGGGAGCTTGTTCTGAGCAACATTCAGCAGCTTGAGCAGAACATCAACATCCTGACCCAGCAGTTGAATCAAGCGCAACAGAACCTCGTCGCCTCCAAGGGCGCTGTCATCGGTTTCGACCGCCTTCTCGCTACATTCGCTCCCCCGGTCCCCGTTGGGACCGAGCCCGTCCTCAGTGAACCCACTGACCCGGCTACCAACTAACAGGGAACAACCCTGACACACGGCCCATCCTCGAAAGGGGGTGGGCCTTTTCATTTAGCGACTCCCGCTTGCTGCTGGAGTGTGCGCGGAGTACCACCGTGAGCATGAGTTCGCCGATCACAGGCAGCAGTTTTACTATAGCGACGCTTGGAGAGAGCTTTTGCAACCGGATCACCAATCTTCTGGCGCTGTCGTCCAAGATGAAGCTGTGGTTCGACTGGGCTTTTGACAGTGCTGGAAACGCTACATCTGACTTCAAATCGATGTTTCTTCCTCCTCCCAACGTCATCATGCCGTTTTACATGTCGGACACGGAGGCTGCTGTTAAAACCGCTGTCGAGGCGCTCAACAAACCGACCGGAGACACTGGGCTTGCGTTCTGGAGGCTCTGCGACGGAACCAATGGCACTCCCGATCTGCGTGGCCGCGTGATTTCTGGTGCTGGTGCTGGGGTTTCGCTGACACAGCGCAACAACGGAGACATTTTTGGCTCAGAAAAAGTCACCCTCGCCTCAAATCAAGTGCCTGTTCAGCCTCATTTTCACGGTGTTGGACGACGTGCCGCGGGTGGCTCGATCGATGCTGGCAACAACGACTTCGACTTCATCATGCGCCAGTGGACACTTCCTGGAAATTACCACTACAACGAGCTTCAGGGTGACGGAAGTCTATCTGGCAACGGAAACTTCTCAAATACCGGCAATGCGGCCACCACTGGTCTCATCGCTGACGGTGAGGCTGCGGCCCCTGCTGCTGGTGTTTCTGTGTTTCAGCCCTCGATGGCCATCTGGTTCATCATGCGAACCACTCGAACTGTATGAAGAGACTTGGAGGCGTTAGAGAGACCGGTATTCAGCTGAATGCTGTATCACTGGATCTGCGATCCCCTGCTGGAAAGACCAGCGAGGGGTACTTTCGCCTTGTCGTCAACGCTATCAGCGACCGGGAGGGGCGGATGAGGCGTCTCGGTGGCTGGAGGCCGCTTGCGCTAGGGGCTCTTCCTGCAGGAAACGAGGATCTTCACGACCAGCTTCTGACCAACACGGTGTCTCCGAGCGTGATCAGCGGTACGGCGGTGATCTCGGTTGTTGGTGCTACCGTTGCGGTTCAAAACCCGGGATCAGTAGTGGCTCCGACAGTTACGGTTTCATTCACTGGAGGAACCGTTTTTGCCTACATCCCGATCATCTCCAACTTCCCGACGATTTCGATCGTCCCTCCGGATGTTCATTCGTTCGTTCCGTGGACTGGCTATCTGTGGCGCGTGTCTACACGTACCACAGCTGCTGTAACAACCAGTTCTCCAGGATACGTTGATCTCCAGTACAACTCTATCCAGGCTGGAGGTAATCAGACCGTCCGAATGTACTCAAACACGAACGCTGCAGCGGGCCAGAACGTGTTTGCGTACGGGTGTGCGCCATCTGACGCGATCAATTTCACCGACGCTGGTGTTTCAGACAAGCTGATGGTCTGGAACTTAACAGCCCAAGACAGTAGCCTGCTTCCGCCCACCAACACTCAAATCGTTTGTGAATGAGCGCACCTGAGTACATTACTTTTCTAGCCCACATGCGTGGCGAAAGCGGAGACACTCGTCTCTTGGCTGGAACGCGCTCTCGCCTCTACTCAAACACCGGTCTTGACGGAAACTGGCGTCTGCTGATTGGTGGTTTGGGCGGTGAAGTGCCGGCTGCTGGTGTTCCAGAGACGCGGTGGAAGCACGCCCAGATGGGTGGCATCACGATTTTCACCAACGGTATGGATCAGCCATACTGGTGGTCATGGGAGAAGCCTGCAGACTCAAACACTGGCTACTCCGCAGAGCTTTTGGACGACTTCGTGGCCATGGATATCACCACGGTGCGGTCCATTGGCGCTTGGCGCGGGTTTGTCTTCGTTGGAAACGTCATCAGCGAGGGCGCTGTCTACCAGAACCGCGTATTCTGGTCTGACTTCAATGATCCGCTGAGTTTTGTGCCCGGACCTGAGTCTTTGGCTGGCTACATCGACCTCGGTGAGGACGAGCGTGTGCTTGCAATGGCTCCTCTTGGAGCGCAGTTCCGCGTCTACACCGACAAGGCCATCTACAACGTGGACTTGGTGGGCGGGGATGAGGTTTTCAATTTCCGCGAGGTTTATCGAGGCCCTCAAGTACTGCGGTTCGAGAACAGCTTGGTGAATCTGGGTGAACTGCACGTCTACGGAGGAGAAGACACGATCTACGTCATCGGCGAGTTTGATCGCAGCCCGAGAATCCTCGACTGGCTGTACCGTGCGTGCGGTGCGATCTACAACGGCGTCAGTGCCGACTATCTTGGCGGCGTCACCACCTCTTCGTTCCCTGCTTTCGGCCCAATCAACCGCGGCGCATGTCACTTGCTGGTTGGTGGCTACGATGAGGCCGAGCGGATGGTGTGGTTCTCGTGGGCTCCTGACGCTGAGACGGTTCCTTCCAAGTCGCTGGTCCTTCAGATGGACATTGGCAAGGCCTGCTTGGTTGAGTCTGGTTTCACCTCGTTCGTTTCGCACCTGCCCAGCTATCAAGCCAATGTGAGGCGGTGGTTGGCTGACATCGGGGCGTGCCTTCCAGAACCGCTGCCGGGTGAGGGCAACCCGCTTCCGATCACGTTCGTTCCGGACACCAGCCTGACCTGCATTCGCAACACCACCGAGGACTACACGCTTCCGCCAAGCCCAACCGGTTCTCTGTGCGCCAAGATGGACGCGAATCCCAGCTTGGAGCCGGACTGCACCCCCTGTGGCAACGGCTACAAGTTCATCATGGCCTCCTCTCAGGACAAGTGCCTGAAAGAGTACACGCCTGATGTCTATGCCAGAACCTATTGCACCACTGATCCCAACAATCGGTCTGGTCTGGCGTGGACTACTACGAACCATCCGACAACCGTGGTGAGCTACGCGGACTATGGCTACACCACTCTTCTCCAGACAGACTCTCAGGACATGGGGACGCCGAATAACAAGACGATCTCACGCATCGCTGTTGAGTATGACGCCCCAGACGTGCCTGACATCAACGCTGCGTTACTGCATGTAGACATTGGGTATGGCTCCCAGCCTCACCGGCTGATCTGGCAGACCTCAAACCCTCGAAAGATCGACCGCTTGTCTTCGCAAACTGAGAGCCAGATGGCGACCAACAACATTCGGCCGAATCGCATCGCGACGTACCAGTTCTTCAGGACTGGGTCTCAGATTGGGTTCCGGTTGATGATCGCAAACTCCAGTCGCAATCCGGTGATCGGCGGTTCGTCTTCTCTCAATGAGATGAGTGTCTCAATGAGGTCGTCGCACGGAGACTATTTCTAGCATCAACACCGCTTCGGCGGTTCACTAACTCAAAGAACAGGACACGCTATGGCTATTTCAAATCTCGGTGGAATCATCGGGGCATTCACTGGCTCCAAGATGGAGCGGATGAACAAGAATCAGGGTCTCCAGAGCCAGATCGACACGTCTGTTGGCGGCATGGACAAGTATCGTCAAGAGGCGGACACCGCTCTTGGCAATTACACTGCCGCGAACCGAACCGCGATTGGCGAGGTCGGCCGACTCAACAAGCAGACCGAGGGTGAAACCAACCAGATGCTTGGCGGTCTTCGTCAGGCCAGCTTCATGGGTGACCGCGAGCGTGCCCGAGAAGGCGACCTCGGTGCGCTTCAAGGATTTCTTGGTCAGCTGGGTGGTGGAATGTCCAAGGCCGACAAGATGGCCGCTTCCCGATTGGGCTATGCTGGCAAGGCTTCTGGCACCTACATGGACAAGCAGCGTGCCGGCTATGTTGGAGCGTTTGGTGCGCCTATCGCCCAGCAGATCTTTGGTGGCCTCAATCAGGCTGCCTCTGGTGCGGGCGCTGAGCGTGGCGCGAACGTCGGCCAGCAGATGGGTCTGATGCAGTACCGCAACCAGCTGCCGATGAACGTGGCCCAGATGGAGCTCAACCCACTGCAGGCTCGTCAGCAGGCTCGTCAGTCCGAGATCGGACAGCTGGGTGGTCTGTCTGACGTGAACAACTCGAACTTCGCTGGCTTCCAGGAGAAGCAGAACAAGTGGGCCAAGCTGGGTAGTGCTCTTGATTCGAGTGTCAACAGCGCCATCGACACCGGCATGAGCCTGTACAGCGGCGGAATGCTCGGCAGTGGCGGCATGCTTGGCGGCCTGATGGGTGGTCTCGGTGTACAGGGTCGCCAGCAGCAGGCTCCCACTCCGATGCCAGCTTATGGCTACCCGCAGCCGGCCTATGGTTACGGCAATCCGATGATGTACGGAATGCCGATGTACGGCCGCCCCTACTGATCAACCCTGAACAACAATCAGACCTAATAAATTTATGGCAGACGCTTATGGATCGACGCTGGACTCGCTGATGGCCAACAAGGCGGCTCAGCAGTCCGCTCAGCAGGCCGAGGCAAACTCGTACCGCAACTTCCTCAATCAGGTGTCCAACACCAATCTGCGCCGCCGTGAGGGCGAGGCCCTCGACCGCCGTGGCATGGAAGAGTTGGGTATCAACCGCATGAACGTGTCCGGCCTGAACGATTATCGTCGTGGTCAGGTGGACATCGGCATGGAAGACGCCCGTACTCGCCGGTACGAGGGCGAGACCGGCCGTGAAAACGTCGGCGGTTTGAACCGGCTCCGTGAGGGTCAGGTTGAAATCGGTAGGACCGATGCCGGAAGCCGTCGACTCGACACCGAGAGCATGGGTCAGTACCGAACTGGTTTGACCCAGAATGAGGCTGACCGCATCGCTTCTGGTGAACGTCTTGGGATGCGCGGTTTCGACACGTCTGAGCGTAATGTTGGCCGGCAGGCTCAGGCTATTGAATTCGGCGCTGAGGCTGGTGTTCGCAGCACCGGAATCCAAGCTGGTGCCAGCATGGCCGACTCTGCCAACCGGCTTAAGGCGGCTCAGCTGCAGTACGATCGACTCCCGCGTGCCGAACAGCTTGCGTTCGATCAAGGCGGTGTTGAGGGGCTGCAGCAGTTTCGTGCTGCTACCAACCCTGCCGGCGAGAATGCGCGTCTCATGCGGATGTCCTATCAGCAGGAGCAGGACGCCCAGCGTCGCAATGCGTACCAGTCCACGATGGACAAGTTGAACAGCGACTTCCAAGGAGACCAAGGATGGTTTGGAGGTTTCGACGAACCGCGCACCAAAGATATCCGAGCAGAGCAAGCACGTATTAGGGCTTCGCGACCTGACCTCAAATTGACGGATGATCAGGTCTATGACGAGGCTCTCGGAAACGTCTCTCGCCGGATTGTTGATGCTCGCTTCGGTTCTCGCCCGAGCATTGATGAGATTATGCGAGAAGATCGGTACGACGCTGGTCAGCCGCCTCTTCCGGGCCGCCCCCCTGGCGTTCCTGGAGCCCCCGGGCTTTCTGAGCCTGGCCTTGCCCCGACCAACACCGTCCCTGGTCGTGTATTCATTCCGCGTGGGCGTCGCTAAACGTCTTAACGAGTAACTTCAGAGGCTGAAGAACAGCTTATAGTCACCCATCAATCAGTCCGGTAAAGACCACACACTCATGCCCAAGATCATTGCAGTTGAAGGACAGGGAAACCTTCAGTTTGGCGACGATTGGTCCGACGAGCAGATCGATCAGTACATCGAAGACAAGTACTTCGGTGGCCAGTCGTCTGCACAGTCGCAAGCGATACCAGCTGCAGAGAAGCAGGGTGTGTGGGACTCGTTCACCAGCGGTTTCGGCCGCGGATTCGAGGCTGGCGGCATTCCGTTCTACAGCGGTGGTAAGGAGGCGGTGAAGTCGGTCGGTGTGCTGAGTGCGGCGCTCGCTGCTCGGGAAGGCACAGCATCTGACGAGCAGATGCAGAGGCTGCGTGAGTACAAGGCCGAGGAGGACAAGGCTGCTGCCGAGGCTGAAGGACGTGGATCGCTCGAGCGGATTGCATACGGTGTCGGCCGAGTTCTCGGTGAGGCCCCTGGCTTCGCTGGTGAACTGGCTCTGACCGGTGGTATTGCCACCGCTGGTGAGAAGGCCGCAGTCAAGGCTGCTGCAACTGCCGTCAAGGCGCTTGGCAAGGAGACCGCCTACACAGCAACCCGCAAAGCTGCAGACTGGGCTGCCGACAAGGTCAGTGGTCGGATCGTTCGCGGTGCTGCAGGCGCTGCTGCTCAGACCATCCCGTCTGGTGCGGCTCGCATTGTGTCTGGAACTGCTGAGCGGATGACTCCCGGATTCGAGCTCGAGGAGGCTCCCGGTGGAACCTACTTCACCGAGACCAAGCAGGCTGACCCGTTCGTTACTGCAGCCTACAAGGCGCTCGGAGATCAGTTCATTGAGGTGCTGAGTGAGCGGTCTGGTGGGTTCCTCACCGACATGCTCGGTACCGGTGCCCGCAAGGCTGGTCTCGGCAGCACAATCGACTGGGCCTCTGGCCTCAAAAAGGCAGTGGCAGGTCGAGTGGCTCAGAAGTACCCCGGGATGTTTGAGGGCAATAACTTCATCGATGCCATCGGCAAAACCACCAAGTGGGACGGCGTCTTCGGTGAGATGCTTGAGGAGCGTGCCGGTGAAGTTGGACGAGCCGCTCTTGGTGTGCAGGATTACCAAGCTCCGTCGATGGAGCAGCTGGCCACCGAGGCTCTTGGCTTCGGTTTGATCGATGCTGGTTTCAATGGCGCTCGATTGGCTGCGGCCCTGAGCAAGAAGAACCTGTCCAAGGATCAACGCGCACGGACACAGCAGGCTCTCGATGCGGTCACTGCTGCTGAGATAATCACTCCGCAAACCGATCTTGTTGAGAATCAAGAGCCCATTTCTGGCGATGTTGCAGGTAGCACTGTAGCAATAACTCCTTCCGGTCGAATCATCAGAACCAACAGCGCCAAGCGCCGCGCTGAGCTAGAGGCAGGGCTTTTTCTCCAGCAAGATAGCGGGCAGGTTATTGACGATCAGGAGGTGGCCGATGAGCAGCGTGTTGGACAGTACCCTCCCGAGGGTTTTGGAACTGGCGTCATTCCTTCTGCGGAAGAGCAGCAGCGTCGAGCCGCTGTTCGAGCTCGTGTCGCAAGTAGGAACCGAGAAGCAGCAAACGCCGCACGCTTGCAGGCCATGGCCGCAGAAGAGCAGGCGCAGCGTGAGGCTGATGCCGCTGCCGCTGTGCCTCAGAGCAGAGAGTCCGCTGCTGACCAGTTAAACGCTGTCACGTCGCTGCTGGCTGATCAGGAGGCGCTCGTCAACCAGCCTCAGTCCCGGTTCGGCCCAGGTGCTCGCGGCGAGGTTCCCCAGACCATCCGCGACGCCGGTACGGACGTGATGGCAAAGCTCCGAGCACTCCAACAGCGTGACCGCGAATTAAACGCCCAGATCGAAGCCGAGATTGCTGCACGCGCTGAGGCTAAGCGTCTTGCTGCCGAGAAGGCTGCACAAGAGCAAGCCGCTCGTGAGCAAGCTGCGGCCCAAGCCCGTGCTGCCGCCGAGAAGGCTGCTCAAGAGAAGGCTGCCGCTGAGGCTGCTGCCGCTAACACCCCGACTTCCCCGCCGACTGATATTTCGCTACCGGTGGGAACCGGGGCTGCTCCTGTGGGTGGTGTCCCAGTTGCAGCCCCGGTCGTTGCCTCCAATGGTACACAAATCCAAGCGCCTCCAGCGGCGGCTGTGGCCACGGTCCAGCCCGCCAAAACCGAAACGCCTAGTGGGCCAGCAGGTTCGCAAACAACCCAAGCCCAAAACCAGCTAACGCCTCCTGCATCTAGGGTTGCAGAAGTAAACGCGGAGGTGATCAGCGCAAAGCCGGATCACTATTACCGCTCCATTCAGACCCCAGAGGATCTTGATGGAACGCGCCACATGGATCTTGGGCGTATCTGGCCAGACACGTTCGTGATCGAAATGAGCCCTGAGCAGAAGGCTACAAATACAGGGGCTAACGACACGTTCCGTGGAAAGGTAAACCCCAACAACGTCACTCGGATTATCTACGATAATCGCTCCTACAGTGAATACCCTGCAGACTACGTTCAGGCTCTTCGCAGTCGATTCCCTAATGCAGAGTTCGTTGACGCCGTTCTAAATGACAAGGAAGACGGTTACGTTGTTCTCCGCAAAACCCCATCGATCAATGCCAATCAAGTCCAAGGACCAGTAGCCGCGCCCAAGTACAGTGATGGCACCGAGGTTAAGGCTGGCGACACCATTCGCTGGCGCACCGCTGCCGGTAAGAACGAGGTGCTTGGCACCATCGACTCCATCAAGGACGGGGTGCCGCAGGTTCGCGTCACGCAGCTGTCCAAGAAGGCTCCGAACACCCAGAAGATCGGCAACATCGAGCTCAGTGGTGTGTACCCGGTGATCAACTCCAACCTGCTCGAGAAGCGTGAGCCGGTGAAGGAGGAGGAGAAGAAGAAGATCGGCCGCCCGTCGAAGATCACCCAGACCGACGACGAGAATGTGGCAGCGATCTTGGAGGAGGGTGTGAACCATCCCATGTGGCCCAGGTTCTCTGAGCTCATGAGGGGCGCTCTCAATGAGAACGAGGCTGACGAGGAGGCGTTGGATGCTCTTCGTGAGCAGGTTGGCACACGGGCGTCCGTGGCCATGGAGGCCGCGTTCAACCAGCAGACTGCATTCGACTTCATCGATGGCCAGCAAAGTGTAGTCAACGTCGAGATAGACGATGTATTAACAAACTACGATCGCGGCCTGAAGAAGTGGGTGCTCAAGAACATCGACAGTAAATCGCCTGTTGGGTTCTCACCCAAGAAGAACTTGGTCATCGCGGTTCGCAACTCCCGCAAGAAGTCGCTCGTCGAGAAGAAAACAACCGCGATGAGCTCGTCCGTCAACGAAGACGGCGAGGAGAGCTCACCGATCGAGCAGTTTGCTCAGCCTGTTAATAAAGAGAGTGCTGCTTCGCTGGCGTCCATCTTCAGGAATGTCGAGGCGCTTGCTGATGCCGTGGTCTCTGCAATCCAGAAGGCCGAGGCTGCTGTGCGTGGGCGTCAGCTGACCCCTGATGAGTTCACCAAGGCTGTCGTCAGTGGATTCAAATCACTGATTCCAAACGCCCCTGCAAACGTAGCCGCAACTCTTGAGAGTATCGGTCTCACTGCATCTGGAAACCTTCAAGACATCTACGACGAGAAGGGTATCGATGGCGTTGATAATGCCATCGCTGAAGGTGAAGCCCTCCTAGCCAACGCTGCCGCTCAGGACACTGGCAACCAGTCTCTCCAGCAGGGCGAGATAACCCTGGCCGACGCAATCAACACCGTGCTTGCTGGCAACACTGCTAGTAGCTGGATGCGCGGCATCGCTGAGAAGCTACTCAAGGCCAAGCTCCGTGCCCGTGTGGTTGTGCTGTCCGACGCTGAGTTCGATCGCATCGCCCCGCGCCCCGGACAGGCCGCGTTCTACGACTCCAACCCTCAGTCCGACACGATCTACATCCGCCAGTCTGCTGCGTCGCACGACTACTTGGTCATGCACGAGGCGGTCCACGCGGCCACGGTGTACGCGCTGCGGACCAACGTGAGCTTCCGTAACGAGGTTCGCCGGTTGCGCGACGCTGCCGTCAACGCTCTTGGAGCGAACAGCTTCTACGGCCTGCAGGAGCACGGCTCCAACTTCAACAACCTGGCCGAGTTCGTCGGCGAGTCGATGTCCAGCCAGGAGTTCCGCGATGCGCTGAACGGTGTGGTCGACAAGGATGGTCAGTCGCTGTGGACCAAGTTCCTCAACCTGATCGGCCGCCTGTTCGGGTTCAAGGGTGAGCAGAAGACCCTGCTCGATCAGATCGTCAACCTGAGCACCGAGCAGTTCGCGCCTAACATCGCCATCAGCGAGGGTGATCAGGGTGTTGGTGAGCTCATGTCTGCACCGCAGATTGAGAGCGCCGAGCAGCTGAACGATCTAACATCTGTACCCGGACTCAACGCGGCGAACATCGCTGCGATCGAGAACCTGGCGGCGACGCAGGCCCAGATGGTTCCGGGTTCAATCGTTTCCCAGATTGCAACGCTTCCTACCACGGTGCGTCGTAGCTTGAATTGGCTTGTTGAGCAGGCTGCTGCATCTCCATCACCTAAAGCCCTGTCCTCGATGCCAACCGTTACCGAGGAGGATGTGCAGGCCAAGCATGAGGCGGCGCACGCTGTCGACAAGCTGGCTCGAGATGTTGAGAACGAACGCAGCAAGGTGCTCGAAAGCCTTGAAGAGCAACGGAATCAGTACGCCGCTTTGATCAACGGCCTGAAGGCTAACCTTGCATCGGCCAACGCTGAAGTGGCTGCAACCACTGGTGTCGTTGACAACCTTGTCGAAGACTACAAGGACTACGTTGAAGACGTGAAGTCGGTCAGCGGTGTGTTGAGCATGGCTCAAAAAACAGCCATCGAGAAAGAGGCTGAGATTGTGCGCCGCACGCACAAGGAGTCCGACCAGATGCGCAAGGCGATCTCGGCGATTGCTGAAGGTGTCACTGACGCTGAGCTCAACAACGCTCAGACCAACGACGACATCGTCAACATCATCGCCACTCGCAAGATGTTGGACGGAAAGGTTCTACCCGAGACGATCAACACGCTCTTCACTGTTGGCTCATCAGGCAAGACCCCGCTTCAGTCCATGCGCCGGTTGATCCCCGCGTTGAAGATGATCAAGAAGATCAACTCCAACATCGCCGGGGTAAGGGCTTCAGTCGATGCGTTCGAGAAGGCTGTGTCTGGAATGACCGGCAACAAGCAGCGCAAGGTGAACCCTCGCGCATTCGCTCGCCTCTATCGCCGAGTCCTCCAGAAACAGTCTAAAGCCATTGAGGAGGCGCGGCTGCTTGATAACACCATCAACCGGATGGAGCGCAAGATTCTCCGGTTGGTTCAGGAGCTCGACGTTTACGACAACTTGGTCGCGTCGCCTGAGTTCTCATCTCAGTACGAGGAGGCGATCCGAAACCTGAACATTCTATCCAGCAACGCTGGAGATTATGGTGGCGCAGAGGGTGCCAAGAGCGACCGCAAGGTTACCTACAAAATTGGATCTCAACTGTACACCATTGAGTACAGCGCAGACCCAGTAACCAACGCGAACAACAACGCTGTTGTGATGAGCGCGCTTACTGCGATTGAGGCAGAGCTTAAGAAGCCGCTGAGCCCGATCGATCGCTACAAGCTGAAGTGGATGCGCACCAAGCTGACGTTGTTCTCAAATCCGATGGGGGACGCCGCTCTTGCGATCAACAGTTTCGACATCATCAACCGGCTGCGTGTTGCAATCCCGATCCTCACGCCGCTGATCGATCGCGCTTACGTCTTATCTTTGATGCCGGGCACTGTCGGCAAGGAGCTCCGAATCCTGCTCAAGGTTTCCATGTCGGTTGCGTCTGGTATTGAGGCGGCCCGCATGAATCCGCGGTACGGTGAGTACGCGATCAACCTTGCCGTCGACAACGCTATCAAGAGCCATCCCGGTCTCGACGCTCGCACTTGGGACAAGGAGGTTCTGAACGAGTTCCTCGGCAGCAATCAGGAGCGCACCGGTCGCAACCTCAAGGTTGGCGACACCACCGCATTCGGCCACGTCATCACCAAGGAGGATGTGAAAGCGGCTGAGCTTCAGGCCCGGTTCGCTGACGCGATCTATAAGGCGGCTCGCGGTTCTGAGAGCGGCGGCATCGCCATGTACTATCCGACTCTGGTTCAGGAGTCGTTCATTCAGAATGGCGAGAAGCGCACCCGATACCGTTACGCTTATGCGGGCGGCGCGTTCACGACCCCGATGATTCTGGATCGAAGCGAGCTTCCCGGAAGCGTGCTCGACATGGCGAAGCAGTGGTACAATTACGGTACTAGCCCATCAACAGCCTACTCCAACCGACTCGCGCTTCTGCAGGGTCGCAAGTGGTTGGTCAACTTCGCACTCAAGCACGTCATGGAGACAAGCCCTCTCTACAAGAGGAAGTCTCCGTACGCGAAGATCTATCAATCCCTCGCCGATCGCTATGCGTCTACAGGCAAGCTGCCCGGAACCCTAGATGATCTGGTCAATGACATCGACGCGATGACTCCGGCTCTCGGAGACGAGGTTGCGCGCAAGGCTGAGATAACCCAGCGACTGGTCGAAGAGATCAATCAGTTCGTTGAATCGTACCTGACTCAGGTTCAGGGTTCTGATCGCGATGAAGAGACTGCTGCTCTGAAGACCGATGCGCTGTCGGCCAACTCTTTTAACTCGATCATCAGCGGGTCAAATAACTTCACCAAGCCTCGTGGTGAAATGGTTGCTCCGTCCAACTTCTACAACTTCACACTGTCGAGCGATAGCGCCAAGGGTGTGATCGCGCACTCGGCCATGATGCCGATTCGCATGCGCCAGTTGACGCTGATGGGAGATGCCAAGAAGGCGTTCGAGGTTGAGCTCGCAAAGATCAACGATGAGATCAAGAACCGAAAGGGGTCAGCAGGATATCTTAATCGCGAATGGACTGAGCCGAAGCGGAACGTGCTCTCTGGTAAAGCGTATCTGAATCAAGGCCAGTTGATTGATCTCGTTACGATGATCAACAACAGCCTCGATGTTCTTAAGCAGACGCTTGAGAAGCCTGCTGTTGGACGCCTTCAGACCACCGTTATCGAGGATATGCTGCAAGTTCGCCGAGTGATGCTGGTTGCTCAGCTGACATCGGCGATTATGAACTTCACTCAGGCCGTGACCGCGGGGCAGTTCACTCCGAGCATCTATCTTCAGGGCTACAAGCCGAAGAGCCTGGTCAAACAGAGCCTGCTGCAGATTGTCAGAGGCGCTTGGGATACCGCTGCCGCGCTGTCTTCCGAGAACAAGGCGGTGTCTGGATGGCTCAAGGCCAACAAGTCCAAGTCCATGTTCCTGATGCGCAAGTTCGCTGAGCGCACCGAGGAGTTCCAGAAGATGCAGGCTCGTTCCAATTTCGAGGGATTCGCTGCTCCCAGATTGGGTGTGTTTGAACGTGCTAGGATCATTCGACAACTCGGAGGGTATGGATCTCAAGTTGAGGGTTTTGCTGACTCCAAGGGCTCCACGTCGCAGGCGCTTGAGAGCGTCTTCTCGAAGTGGTTTCTTCCGCACGTTGTGCTGGCAGTTCAGAACATCCCGGCATCGGTTGATCGAGTGGCAAACATGATCAACCTCATGTCCATTCAGGACTCGCTGAATCTTGTGATGCGTTCCGGCACATCAATCATGGAGAAGCGAGCGGCGTCTGGCGCTGCCGGATGGGACAACTGGTCTGACCCGAAGAACCTGATCAGCGAGGCTGAGGCCGAGGCCGCTGGTTGGCAGCGTGAGACTCTGGTCAACATGCGTCAGGCGTTCTCTGGGCTTGGTGGCTTGGAGCGCGTGCTGCACGACTACTGGTTGCGGGTGCAGGCTGCCAAGGTTGCAGGCACTAGCATCGATGACGTCCCACCGATTGCTGATGAGGGATTCAACCGCGACATATCACGCGAGCTTCTCGGCATGACCAATGCCGCGATGGAGGGCATGCGTCCTGAGGCTATTCAGGGCCGCACCGTGTTGGGTCGCATCTACAACTTCCTGTTCACGTTCTCCAGCTGGGTGAACCGATACTTCAGCACGCTTGGAAACCTGACTGCTGTTGACCCGAAGCGTGGCTACATCAATTTCGCTGCTTACTCAGCGGTCTCGATGGCGCTTCTTCTGACTGTGCTTGCCATCTCTGGGGCATGGAACAACGAGATCCGTGGGTTCTTCTACGAATTCGTGAAGGGTCGGCCGTACGCAGTGACCCGCGTTGGTGATGTGCTCCGAGATACCACCCCCGGAAGCATTGCGAAGCTGGCAGCTGCGTCGATTGGCTTGATGGTCCCCTACGCTGGCGAGTCGATAGCCAATCTGGTGGGCGGTCAGAACTACCGGAACTCTCCGACCGATATCGCCAGCTTCTCGCAGAGTGTGCAGCTGGCCAAGACGTTCTCATCCGCCATCGAGAGCGGCATGAAGACTGGTGACTGGACTGGAACACTGGTCAACACGTTGCGTCAGACGGTGCCAGGAACCGATGCTGTGCTTAACCGATTGCCGGGTGTGCGTGCTGCAGATGCATCGGCTGATGCAGGACGTGCCGCCCGTGTCGCTGCTGGCCCGCTGGAGCTCTCCGACAAGGGTGGGCAGGGTGGAACACCCACCAAGTTCAGCAACCTCGTCAGAAGGGCAGAGGCTGCCGCCGCTGGTGGCAACCTTGAGGAAGCCAGAAGCCTGCTTGAGCAAGCCGCTGAGGAGAAGAAGAAGACTGGAGGCACCGATCCGTACGGTGCTGTGAAGTCTGCGATCGCCGGCCGATCTGTTGATCGGAAGACGTTCGGCCGAAAGCTGACGGACGACGAGCGTGAGGGGCTGCTCTCTCGCATGAGCGATGGTCAGCGTGCTGCCTATCAGAAGGCGGAAGACGCCAACAATGCACTTGCCGGCCTAGTTCCTGAATCGGGAAGCCGAGGCGAGTACGAGCGGGTTGGCGGAAAGCCGAAGACTGCGATCGATCGAATGAACACGAAGCTCAGGAAGATCCGCCGCTCCGCTACACCCAAGGCGTTGAGGGCGATCAACAAGAAGATCAAGTCCCTCAAGCCGAAGAAGCTGAAGATCTCGAAGCCGAAGAACGTGTCCGGCTCAAGGCTGCTGCGACCAAAAGCTCGGGGGGCGGGGGCTTCTGTGCTGCGCCCCGCCTCGATGTGAACGACAGGGGGCTGACGGTCTTCCGCGGGTCGAGAGACCTGCGGAGGAAGTATCGGTGACGCCAGAGGTTGCGGAGTGTGACGCCGCAGCCTCGCATGAATGCGTCAGCATCTCCGATGGAGACCTTGTCCCACGACTTCATCAGCGACAGGTCGCGCACCTTTTCATAGGAGAGTCCGCTACGCTTGGCGATGTCGTGATGTGTGAGGCGCTTGGCCCCTCGACCTTTACCCTCCCGCGCCAAGAGCCGGATGATCTGGGGAGGGAATGCACTGAGCATTTGGGAGATCGTGTCTTTCATCTGCAGCTGACTGTAAATGGATGACCCATCGGATTGAACGGCTGGATTTCAACAAGGTTCCAGTGAGTAGGTTTGCATCCACCCCACCGTCTCTCAGCCAAAGTACCCGAACCTCTGGACCCTAGGCCCAGCGTGTCTTATGCCCGTCGGCTTTCTCTACACCATGGATCAAAATTGGTAGCGGGGGGTGGACTCGAACCACCGACCGTCTGCTTATGAGGCAGCCTAGCTACCACTGCTACACCCCGCCACGAAAGCAACTGGGGCGCTCCGTTTTATGCGGTTACGGAGCAGGGATACCATGTGACCAGCGAACCACCACCGCCGCAATCCCTGCTTGCCCCAGTAGAAAATGTGCCCGTTGTTGTCTCAGTGTGAGGAGGCTAGAAGATCCTTCCCCCTCGGGCGCACTGCGGATGCCGGTCTTTCCCGACTGTCACTGCTTGTCATCGCAGACTTGAGTCAACCAGTGCTCACTAGGTGTAGTACACCATGTGGGCGGTGTCAACGAGTGCTTTAGAAAGGCACGTCGTCGTCCATACTGACAGGACCATCGTTGGAAACACCCGCAGCAGCCTGCCGCTGGCTGACAGGGGCCTGCTGTTGATTGAAGCGTTGGACATTGGAACCGCCACCAGTCGGAGGAGTGGACGGCCGAGACAGCAGCTGGAGGTTCTCACCAAAGATGCCGAGCTTGCTCCGCTTCTCGCCCGTCTTCTTATCCTCCCACTGGTCGAGCTTGAGGCGTCCGTCGATCAGGATGGGGTCACCCTTCTTGACGTACTTACTGACCACGTCGGAAACCTTCCCGATGAAGTCAACGTCGACGAACGTGGTTTCCTCCTTCTTCTCACCACTCTCAGTGGAGAACTTGCGGGAGACTGCCAGTCCGATCTTTGCGATAGAGGTGCCCTTGGGGGTGACCCTGACTTCGGGATCACGGGTGACGTTGCCCATGAGGACGACCTTGTTGTACGATGCCATGTTATTCCTTTTGGTTAGTGATAGCGCACGAAGCGCGTGCTAACTAAAGATGCTCACGTCCCTGATGTCAACGACCAGTCTGAACCCACAGGTGGGCTCGCCGCGTTCGTCGCATGGGATGGTGACTGCTCGCTTTCCTTCAGCGTTTACAAGGGTCTTCACGAACTGCACCGGCTCTCCGTCCGGCAGGTTGATCCGCCCCTTCTTCACGATGTAGATGCGCTCAGGTTTGAACGTGAACGCGCTGGATTGGGAGACGCGCTGGCCGTTGGTGACCACTGTGATCTCCTGCATGTTGCCTGCTTTGACGCGAGCCTCGGACACGCCTTGTCTTATGGCGTCGGTATCAACGTGAACGTACTGGGAGAAGATCCGCGGATCGAGGTGACCCGAGACCTTGGTTGCCAGAATGGTGCTCATGCCGCTGTTGGCCAGCATTGAGACGAATGAGTGGCGGAGGCTGTGGAACCGCTTGCTGCGATCGATGCCCGCCTTGTCTGCGATGTACCTGAATGCGTCACTGCCACTGCTGGCAATGACGTGTCGGTCCATGTTGACCCTGCTGCCTGCTTGATCCGACACGAAGTCGGTTGGGCTGGCAGTGGGGGATTCAGCACGCAGGGCCTGCAACGCCCTGCCAAGCTCGTCTGTTGGGTTGAATGGTATGATCGACTCGGTTCCTGTCTTCACACGCCTGATGCGGATGAAGCATTTGTCCATGTCGATGTCACCCCACCGCAGCATCATGCAGTCCGCGATGGACATGCCGGTGTTCCATCCAAGAAGTATGACCCAGTCCATCCAGTGGCCGGCCGCTGTGTGTCGCAGCTTGATGTACTCTTCGTGAGTGATGGCGTTGACGCTCCGCTCGTCGCGGATGGTTGGAGTTCGCACGGCGTGGTGCGGACTGGTATTTACTCGACCAGTGGTCTCAAGCCACCTCAGGAACCGACGCACCGAGTTCCAGTACTCCTGAGCAGTGCGCGGCTTGTGGTTCTCGAAGAGCCGGGTGCAGTAGGTCTGCAGGTTCTCCGACGTGATGGTGTCGTGATGGCACGCCTTCATCCAAGATATCCACTTATTGATCCAAAGTTTCGAGAAGTGGATTGTAGCTGGGCGGCGACCCGGGAAGTCGCTGTTGTGATATGTCACAGCAAGATGCGCAAGCTGTGATGGGTTCATGTAGATCACATGTCCTTGGTACGTAGTTTCTGTGGTCATTGTATTAGTATTCTAAGTATTGTGATAACGATGTAGATCTCAGCTATCCACATCACGAGTATCCCGAAGAGCTTAAGCGAGCCCTTCATCGAATGTCCTCGATACTCTAGGCTTTAGATCCTTGTAGTAGGACCAGACACCACGCATAAACTGAAGGCGTGATCGACACCCGACTGAGGAGTCAACGATCGCCTTGAGGTGTAGGTTCATCTTGTCCATAGACTGCATCGTTGTCGCTGCCTTCAACTCCTTGATCTCCGATTCCATCTTATCGATGGCGGACATTATGATCTGCGCATTGTAGTCGAGCTTACCTTTAGTGAGTTTGAACAAGTCTTCGTCTGAAATCATGGCGGTGTCGTGTTACTTGTTTGCTTCCTTCTCGACCGATACGCACAGGTTGAAGAGCCAGTCGCGGATCGCGATCAGCTTCCGCTTCACCCATGAGGGCTGAGCAGTCTTCGGAGCGTCAGGCTTGCGGACAGTTGTGACGCTAGGGTTGATCAGTGACGATGCCGTGTAAGCCTTCTGTCTCGCGAGCTCTTGATCTTGCATCATCGACTGTGAGATCAGGTCAGCAGTGTAGATCACAGCAGCGTTGCGCATTGCAGCCGCCTCTTTGGCAGCACGCTCGAGGTCCAGCTTGCGCTGGTAACGCTTGAGCCCTTGAGGGCTGGGGCTCGCATGCCTGAGGTGTTCAGGAGCAAAGCGGCGGCGAGCCGTGCAAACGGGAGGGCAGGTTACACTGTTCTCTTTGGCGATCTGGTGGTCAGGCTTGGTCCAGTCAACCTTGGTCCAGTCGATGCGGTACTTCTCGCGCTTGAACTTGCGGAGGTGTGTCTGCTTTCGGTAGTAGGCGATCAAGGACGGAGTCACCCCGAGGGATTCTGAAATCTCTCGGTTGGTTAGATCCCAGTTGATGGATTGAATATCGATGCGGTTCATGTGTATTGTGTGTTCAGTTTTTTGCTCGGCGTCATTGCCGACAGAACCCAACAGCTGCGACTGATGGGTCTATGTCGATCATGCTGCGACCATCTGCTCGATCTGGTGTCTGACCACGAACCCAGTGGTGTCCTTCTTGGCCTCGCCCTTGGGCTTGAGTCCAACGACTGTTCCGCGAGGATCAATGAACCTCAGGTCATGCTGGTCGCCGTCGATGACAGGCCAGCTGTTCCAGCGAGAGGGTCTCTCACCCTCGAAGATGACGGCCACGTTCCCGCCACGGGCAAGGATGTCGAGGCAGTCCTCGTTGTTGCTCCCGCTGTAGGAGAACGTGAGCTTGTAGTTGGGCGGCAGGTCGCCCTTGAGCATCTTGCCAACGCGATACGCCGACTTGGTGTAGTCGTAGAACTGTACGTGTGGGTGCTTCTTTATGACGCTGTGCTGACCAAGTTCCCAAGCGATGTCACTCGTCCCATTGAGGCGGACGCAGGGCTTGAGGCCGTCGCGCTCAGCATCGAGCTTCAGCTGCTTGATGTCGTAGTTCAGTGCGTTCATGAAGTCGTCGCGCTGAGAGAAGAACCAGCGCGTCTTGCGAATGCGGGCCAGCTGGACGTTGGCGAACTTGCCGCGACCGGACGTGTTGAGACACGCCTCGGTGCAGCCAGCATTGCGCCATGGGCAGACCTCAAACCCAGACAGGTTGCCCGGTGCGAGGTAGAGGATTCCAGTGAGGTAGCCAAGGGCTGTTCCCTTGGGTGTCTTGGCGTCAGTGTTGACGCCCAGCAGTTGGTACATAGTTCCTTGTGAGTAGGTGTAATACACCTGTTGAGGTTACGCAAGTCCGTTGTTGGCCTTGCCTACAACCCGTCACCCTTTCGAGTCACGGGCTGTGTGGCAGGGTCAGAAGACGAAGAAGTCCTCAGCCTTGTAGCTCGACGTGACACCGTCAGCCCAGAAGAGCGAGGCCCAGTCGTCGTTGATGATGCAGTGGACGAACCACTTGCCGTTCTTGTCCTGCTTCAACTGGTAGGCACCAGTCTTCCAGCAGACACGCATACCGTTCTTCACTGCCGAGATGGCCTCGGCGATGGTGTGGAAGTGGTTCACTTCACACCCCCCGCCTCACGGGTGATCTTCTCTGCATCTTGGCGCACGTCTTCAAGGCCAGAGTCAGACGTGATCAGTCGATCCTTGATCATGCGTGCAACCGAATCGCACACCGAATCAAAATTAGCCTGACACCAGTCGATGCCTTTAGCCTCGGCGTCAGCTATGCCGATCGCCCCGGCTGCGATCTTCTCGGAGGTGCTGATCTGGCCAGACGATTCGATGCGCGCTGCCAGCTGTGCCGCTGCGAATGCTACGTTGAAGACGTGGGTGTGGACGATGCTCACAGCGCACCTCCCTTGGCCTTGGAGATGGCGGCTGAATCCAGCCTGAGCGTCAGCTTGTATTCAGGTTGGTCAGACCGCAGCGGCTTTGATGAATCCCGATCTTGGAACCCAAGCCTCCTGTGAAAGTCGGCTGGTAGACGAGTGCTGAGCTCAAACGAGCCAATGAACGTGCATGGAGTAGACGGCATCGCTATCACCACAAGCCTCCTCCCATCACCCAACCCCCATTCCAGACGGAACTCACCCGTGTCTAGGTCCTTGAGTATTTTGGCTGGGATTATGGCTCGATCGAGAACATTCACTGCCACTTTTCCCGGCAGAATCCCACGCCTTTCCCAAGGGCGATTGCTCCATAGGTTTCCCGGTAACCCTCCGTCCCAGTATTCCTGAAGCGTCAGCTTGTCACCTTTATTAAGGCTCACTTGGCACCTCCCTTGGCCTTGGCGATGGCTTCCCTGCACTTCTGCTGCGTTGCCATGCTTAGCGTGATGCGGCTTCTCGGGTGGATATCTGCTTTCGGATTCGTAATGTCCTCAAGGCATTGCTCAAGCGCAGCGAGCATATCAGGCGCGGCGTCACGCAACGGCTCAGCGATGGACACCAGCGCCTCGCACTCAGGGCACTCACCGTTTGGGAAAGTGTCTCCGGGTTCAATCCTCTGGAAGACCTCGATACCAACCGAGTCGAGTTCACTGGTGTCGCCTGACCAGTCGCAGTTTGGGCAGCTGCATTTCACAGCGCACCTCCAGTGTTGGTGATCGCGTTGGTTGCTATCGCGCTGATCATGGTCAGCAGCTTCGCGAAGTCGGGTGCTTCGTGCCGCTGCCATGGCAGTGTGTTTGCTGGAGTGGCCAGCACCCTGATTCGCTGCATTGCCTCGACCAGTTGACGGTCGGGCTTGGTTTGGTCTTTGTGTATGGTGATCATTTGTTCATGTGGTTGTTGAGCTTCTCCTGTAGTGCCTTGAGCTCGTCGTCGTGGATGTCGAGCGACTCAGCGATACCAACGAACAGGTCGGCATCACCAAGTGTCATACGCGCTGCCTCCAGTAGGGTGACTAGCTCCTCGTCGGTGAATGGGTGAACGTGGACAACATCGCTCCCTGTTACCATCGTCTTGAAGAAGCCATTGTCGTCGGACGTACCCAGTTTCAGTTCCGTCGCACCGGAATAGATGGCATCAACGGTTTCGGAGCTCCATTCGGTTTGCTCCTCCAGCACGCTCAGCGTGTGGATCGCGAAATCAATTAGTCGCTTCTGTAAGTCTGATGTCATGGTGATTGAGTGATTGTTAGTTGATGGTTCCGTCGGGTTCGATCTCGCGGTACTCGTTGGAGAATCGATTCGTCTTCTTGCGCATAAGCATGATGGCTATCTCTTGGCTGGGCTGTTTTTCAGGAGTAGGCATATCGACCATCCACCTGTAGAACTTGAATCCCTGTTTGTTGAGCTTCTTCTCTGCGTCTAGTTGAGCTTGTGTTGGTTTGTACATAGTTCCTTGGATCTGCCGCCACACCGTGTGGAAGCAGACCAAAAGAGCCGGGTGTCACCCCGGCTGGTGTGTTACTTGTGCAGGTCACCGTTCAGGTGAGCCTCGACCTGAGCCTCGATGTTAGGATCGAAGTCAGGGAATGACTCGCGCTGGGTGTCGCGAGGAACGCTGATCGCCTTGCTTGGGTTGACCGCCTCGCGGGGCGCAAGTTTGTCATCCCACATGTCGGTCTGCCGTCCGTACCTCCTCGACATGTAGGCGTCGCGAGAGGTGCGAATACCCATCGACCGATCCCATGCAGTATCGCGAACCGAGTCGGCGAACCCGCACCACTTCTCATTGAGGATCAGCGAGGCGCGAGACCCACCAAGCGAGAACTCAGCAACAGTCTTGGGCATCATCGAGACCGACTTGGTTGCGAGCTTGATGCCAGCAGCACGGGCGATGTGCATGGCGTCATGCCCACTGGTACTGAACAAGTGGTTGTCCTTGCCGTCACTGACCCAGTCGAGATTCCCCGACCCGCACTTGGCGACGATCAGTCGCTTGGTATTCGAGTCGATGATTCCGAACACGCCATAGCCAGACCAGTGCTTGTTGGTGGCGGACCACTTGTTGTTAGTCTTGCGATGCAACCACCACTGGAAGAACTCCTCGGTGTCGCATCCGTTCTTAGCCTTGGGACCGGGACCGTCACCAACCCATCGCAGTATCCCGTTGTGGGCGAGGTGGATGCCATTGGATTGGAACGGATGGCAGTTATCGACGATCACCTTGTTGGTGGAGGTCCGACCGTGAACCACCAGAGCGGTCACGACCGGAGGGATCTCACCCTCCTCGATCTGGGTGGTGTTGATGAATGGCGGAACCTTGACTCCGAACCCGCAGTAGGATTCAGGTTTGAGGTATCGACCGTAGGCCACACCTTTCGGGCCGTAGGCCGTGAAGCCAAACCCGTCACGCTGAGTGACAGCGAAGACGTTGTTGGCCTCGGCGATCATGCGGAGCACTTGCTCACGGGAGAACTTGCCGGCTGCGATGAATAGTTTGCACATAGATATCAGTGATTAAGATGTTGTGTTGACGGTGTTTTACTCGACGTTGCCACCGGGAGCGAAGTCCAAGGCTGATGCGACACGGGCATCTACTGCACCGACGTTGCCGTGCAGACGCTGGTTGCGGAGGACGCACCAGGAAGCCATCCACGAGGGTAGGATGGCGAGGAAGCCGGACCAGTTGGTCGGCACGCTGTTGTTCTTGTTGGCGCAGTGATCGAACAGGTGCCTACACAACAGTGCCCACGACTCGATCTTCACCACGTTGGTCGAGCCATTGGCGCAGCGGAACTCGATGGTCTTGTACTTCTTGTACGCCTCGAAGTTGATCGCAGCGTAGCGACCAGCACTCGCATTGTATCGATCAGAGTCAGGGTTGTTGTTTACCCACTTGCAGTACTTGTTACGAAGCCGTGATTCACTCACCAGCTTCTTGAGCATGGGGTACAGCAGCGTGAGCCGATCGTAGGTTTGCGACGCGGTGAGAAGCATCCTGTCGTCGGACGGCTCGGTAGGAAGGTGACGGGCATCGATGTGGATGTGGACACCGCACTTCTTGTTAATCCGATACCCCTGCAGCTGCTTCTCCAGTGAGAGCAGACCCATGAGCCGACCATTGCTGGCCCAGGTCATGCGCTTGATTTCGATGCCGCCGCTGTCGAGTGATCCATCGTTGCCGACCTCGGTCAGACCATTGTCTACCGGGAATTTTCCGTATGGGTAGTAGCACTCGATCTCGACCGACACCAGTCGGCCGACCAGCTTGGGTGCCTGCTTGGCAGCTTCCATCGCAGACAGTTTTGAGACCGGCTTGGTCGGTGGGAAGAGCTTGTTGCGATGGTGAGCTAACTGGATGCGATTGCTTCCAGCATAGTCACCGATCAAGCTATCAGGAAGGGTGCTGTTCTTGAGTGAGTAGAACGACTTGGCGTTCCGCATCATTGACGCCAGCAGCGTGTCCTTGGCTCGCACCGGAGCACCGTGGACAGGGGCAAGGCTGTGGCCATAAGACGTTCTGTCCACAAGGTGGATGCACTGCTTGTAGCGGTGAGCGTCGCTTGAGTAGACGCCTGGGTATTTACTACCAGCAGCGACCTCCGTCTTCTTAACGTAATTGAGGCCGCCGGTGTAACCCGCAGAGCGGAACATGGAGATGACTTGATACATAGGTGACTGAGTTGATGTTCTGACGCGGTGACGTTGTGTCACCGGCTTGGTCGTGGTTGACCACAGCACACAACCCATCTCTGTGAGAGCGATGGGTTGGCTGCTTTGGTCAGCAGTTAGTCGGTCCAGAGGATGTCCAGATCGGCCGATTGCCAGACGATGCAGGTGTCCGGGTCTCGGCCGTCTGTGATTATGCAAGCCTCCCAATCGAAGAGTCCGCGGAGTGGCTTGGATGTCTCGATGATGTGCTCAGTGTCTTCACCGAACTCACGCTTGGTCCACTTGCGGACCAGAGTTTCGAGGTCCAGTGGCTCATTGGCAGCAATCTCCATGATGGATTGCGTGCCCTCGCGCCGGTTGGTGACCAGCAGGTACTGGTCTGGGTATGTGGTGCTCATGCGAGTTCTTCCACCCAGTCGCGTTGCTTACCGGCCGGTGTAACGCGGTGCATTATGGCACCACCCACCATTGACTCCCACCCGCTGAACCGGTGGGTCAGACCGCCCTTGACGCCCCATGTCAGGAACTCCGTGGGCTGTAGCTTGTCGGGGGTCTTGGCGACCTCTCGATAGATCTCCTCGCGCACCACCTCGATGGCGGAGGCTGCAGACTCAGCGATGACGGGCGAGAACACCCGCTTCTTGGACCAGAACAGGCCGCTGGTCACGGCGACGACGGTGAACTTGAAGTACCGCCGCCCCTTGTAGGTGTCGAGGCAGGCGGTGGCAGGGATGGGACGTGGTTTCATAGGTTAGACGGCTGCTGCTTCACAGAGGTCTTCCCAGACGGAGTCCTGTCTGGACTTGGCTACGGTTTTGAGGTGCTCGAATTGAGCGGGCTTCATTGCGTCGAAGCCTTCAAGCCGGGCCATACGGAGAGCATTTTGGAGGGTGAATTCCATACGCCTGTTCTCAATCAGAACAACATCGAGGTCTTGTTCTATGTACGCTGACTCAACACGGTCAATGTACATCACAATACGTCCACTGTTATTGCTCTGAGTGACCTCCACTTTGATGATCTTAGTGGCTACTATATAGGTATCACTATTCGACACATAGCACATGCCGATCAGTGACATTAGGTTGTTGTAGATCTCATCGTTGTCGAGTTTCACGATGAGGTTGCCGATGCTGTTGTGCAGAGCTTTTAGCTCTTCAATAGTACTTGTCTTCATAGGTTAGTTCTTGGCGAGTTCAGGTGACAGGTGGCGGTTGACCTTGGTCCAGTAGGACTTGGTCGCAGACTTGGTGTGACCGGTGGGGCCACCATTCCAGATTCGGGCAGCGTCTTCAGGGCTTTTGCCCTTGGCCCACTTTCGCAGGTAGAGGTCACAGACCTTCCGGGCATCGGCACGATTGGTCATGCCATTCCATGTGTAGGACGTGCCGTAGAAGTGATTAACGTCTTTAACGACCTCGCGGTGGATTTGGAGAGCGCCGATCGCCTTGCCGCCATCACCGACAGCGGTGTCAGGGTTGCGATAGCCGCCTGATTCGACAGCCATGAGGGCTGAGATGAGTGCACTGTAGTTCATCGGAGGATGCCCTCCGCTTTAAGGTGTGCCTCGAATAGCGGCAATGCCGCTTTGGCGGTCCTTGCCTTGATGCCCAGTGCCTTGACCATGGACAAGGCTGAGGGGCCGTGTGAACGACGCATACCCAAGCTCTCCAGCTTGAGCGCGCCCTTGATAGCGAGCATCCGATAGGCGTGGATGCCATCGGGAGTGTTGATAGTCATAGTGAACAGAAGAACCCGCCAAAACCGGACGGGAACGGAACGAGGAACGTCGCTGGGCTTGTGACCAGCGTGCCGCATTACCGGGCCGAAGCCCGTCACTCTGCGATTAGAACCGAAGCAGTAGGCCAGCGACCAGTAGGCCGACGACGCCTGCGATTGTGGGTGTCTCGCCGTGCTCCACGATCACCCGCACTTCACGGGTGCCGACACGGACGACGTGGTGATTGGCTTTGGGCCACGCTTGGCGGGCGTAGCCGATGCCCCAAGGGCGTGACCTGCATTCGAGGATCACGCGAGCCTCCGATCATGGAAAGCCAACTCGCTCCTGAGTTGGCGGATGTACCGCTGAGCAACACGGTCATCAGCGAGAGCCGTGTTGATCGAATGCTCCAAGCGGAGCTTCAGTTGCCGAACCCGGCGAACAGTCTCGGCTGGATTGAGTGGGATGAACTTGGCGCTCATTTAGTTGGCGTGAGTGGTGAGCTTTTCCAGAGCCTCGACGGTGATAGTCCCGTAGGACTTCGAGAACTGAGCACGGACGTCCGGATCATTCTCAATGAGCATCGCCATGGCTCGCACGGCGGCACCGATAGCCAGAGCCTCGGTCACTTCGATTGACTGACTACGCCCGTTGAGGGCCTTGGATACAATTGAATCGATGGGAAACATAGGACGGGCCAGAAGCCCGTTTCGGCCCACTTGTGGCGGGGCCATCGTCAGCTATGGCCGGGACCGCTCAGGCGAGGAAGGCCTCGGCCTCGGCGATGGTGGCAAACTTGCCACGGTTGACCAGTTGCTGGGCGAGGGTAACCGGCTTGGCCACCTCTTCAGCCTTGATGAACTTAATCTGGGCAGAGTTCTTCCGCACGTCGACCGTATCGGCCACGAAGCCCTTGGACGCCAAGGCGGAGACGGTTGCGGCAACGGTCGCAGCACGGGCCGCAGATTCATCGGAAAGGGCAGCGTTGACGTAGTCCTTGAGGGCATTGCCCTTGAGTCCAAGGGTCTTGCCGGTTTCCTTGAGGGTCTTGGCGCAGGCGGTCCCGATGAAGTAACGGGTACCCATATTGCGACCCTTGAATCCGAGAATGGGCGCGGAGGTGGAAGGCAGGGTGGCGACGGCGTTGGTGACGGACATATTGATTGAGAGTTGCAAGCGTTGGCCCGTATCGGCCCAAGTCTGAAGACTTGGAATAAACCGCACGGTGGACACCCTAGGCGACGTGGACGCCGCTTGCATCTAGGGCAAACCGGTTGACCCCAACGGGATCGGACCGGCAAAGAGAATGGACCCAACGGGTCCGGGTAAGGGTTGAAGTGTGCAGTGACCCTGCACGGGTATGGGTAGACTTTACCTTTAACGGCATACCTATAGGTACACCGGGCCGCTTGCCATTGCTGAAGAACCACGGTCGCGCCCTCCATGGTCAATGACCATGTAGGCTACCCTCAGTGCCAACTCGCTCCGATAGCTCATTGCCCAATTCGACCGCAGACTGTCAGGTGGATTCCGACACACCCCTTGCGGGGCCTTGAACCGACTCACGGGACCGGCCACACCCTTGAGAGGGCCGCCGTCTCCGACCTTACGGTTGAGCTTTGAAAGAACCGTCAGCACCGCCTCGCTTTCGCTTGGCACTACCGACACCACCCCTAGGAAACGCCTTCCTTTTCTCCGAATTGTGGG